AAGCGGATGACAGTCATTTAATTAAACTTTCACCACCTAGAGGTAAAAACAATGTCCTTATAAACTTTAAATATTGGTACGATTTTAAAATAAATAAACATAAAAATAAATAGATATGATGGAAGAACCAAAAGAAAGAACGATGAATGAGTTAAGACAAGTTAAGGACAATACTTATACCGCACCAAAAGCAAAGGTGGATAATGAATATTGGAGAAAAGTGAATTTTGATTGTCAGCACATTGTAGATTTAATTCAGGAATACCCTAATGATAAGGAATTGGGTAGAGAAATAAGGGGTTATTACTTGAGCCTAACCAATGATTAGTGTCGTATTTTCAACAAGAAAAGATAACCAACCTCACATTGATCACATAAAGAAATCTTCTGGGGTTTATAAGGGGTTGGAAGTCATTCAATACGTTAATGATGGAGAGTTTGGTTTAACTGAATTATATAATAGGGCTTTAAAAGAAACTACAAATGACATTGTGGTTTTTTGTCATGATGACATCATTTTTGAAACAAAAAATTGGGGTAATAAAATATTAAAACACTTTAAACGAAACCCTGATTATGGTATTTTAGGTAAAGCTGGGTCAAAATATCTACCTAAATCTGGTTGTTGGTGGGATAATGGTATGACAGAATCGGTAGGTCAAGTACACCACCAAAACCAAGGTAAAAAATGGCTATCTAAATATAATGAATTTTTTGGTAATAAAATAGAGGATACCATTATCGTTGATGGTTTATTTTTTATTGTAAATAAGAATAATATTAAATCTAATTTCGATGAGGACATTAAAGGTTTTCACTTTTATGAACTAGATTTTTGTTTTAATAATTTTTTAAATGATGTAAAGGTGGGTGTAATATCAGATATTGCAATTACACATTTATCCATTGGTCAAACAAATGAACAATGGGAAAATAATAAAAAACAATTTGTGGAAAAATATGAAGATAAGTTACCACAAATAATACCATACACATATAAAACTAAAAACATAAAGAAGGATGAACCTTTGGTTTCTATCTTAATGCCAATATATAACTATGGTAATAGAATCAATCAAACATTAAATTCTGTTTTTAATCAAGATTACACAAACTATGAAATTATATTGGTTGATGACGGGTCAACTGATGAATTTGTGAAACTAAAACTAAAACAACTGGAAAGTAATGAAAAAATCAAAGTTGTTTATAAAGAAAATGGTGGACCATCTTCAGCTAGAAATGAGGCGTTTAAACATTGTAATGGTGATTATATATTACCTTTAGATTCTGATGATATGATTTTAGATGGTTATATGAAAACATGTGTTGCAATTTTAAAGAGAGAAAAAAATGTAAGTCCAGTTTATTGTGATACACATCATGTTGGTCAAATGCAAGGAATTGAAAAACGTCCAGAATGGAATAAAGAAACATTACTGAAGGGTCCGTTTATCGTTAATTGTTCAATGTTTCATAGAGAAGCTTTTGAAAAAGTTAATGGTTACGATGAAGAGTTAACTGGTTGGGAAGATTATGATATGTGGATAAGAATGATGAAAGAGGGGTATGTAGGTAAAAGAATACCTAAACCACTATTTGTATATTTTCATCATGAAAAAGATGGAACAGTATCTACCGAAGCCAATAAAAATAGTCAAGAACTATATATGAAAATAATGAATAAAAACTTCGAAATAAAAGATAATAAAATTGTTGCATGATAAATTTGTTTACTTCATATTATAAAGATAAAAATTCAGAAAGGCAAAAAGAAATTGATTTTTGTTTGGGTAAGAATATAAGTAATGGTTTTATTGATAAAATTTATATTCTTAGTGAAACAGATGATGTACCATTTACTAATAATAAATTAAAAATTATCCCACATAAAAGACCAACATTTAAAGATTTTTTTAATATAATTAATGAATTTACAAAAGAGGATGACATAAATATTTTAACTAATACTGATATTTTTTTAGATGAAACCATAAAAGATGTTAAAAACATTATAAATAATAATATGTTATTATCTTTATTGAGGTGGGAATATAAAGAAACCCCAAAAGTAGAAATAATGAGATCTGATTGTCAAGATACTTGGATATGGTTAGGTAAAATGAAAGAATTAGATTATTCTGATTTTTATTTAGGTAAATTAGGTTGTGATAATAGAATTGCTTGGGAATTTAAAAATAAGGGATTTATTTTAAGAAACCCTTGTAGTATTATTAAAACTTATCATACCCATAATACTAATATAAGAAATTATAAAGAAACATTGGTGGGTCAAAAAGAGCATATAAATAACAAAGATGTGGTTGAAAAACCATACTATTACGTAAATCCTATTTAATATGAAAAAAATAAAATTATTAACTTTTTATACTGATTCACATAAAGAGTTATATGAAAAATATTTTTTATCTTCGTATAAACAATATTTGAAAGATGATTTTGAACTTTTAGGGTGTCACTATAAACAAATTACAAAAGATGTATCATATGGTACATTGGGGTTTAATCAAACAATGATAGGTAAAGTTGAACATATAATTAACAACGTTGATATAAGTGATAATAACCCATTAGTTTTCACAGATTGTGACATACAATTTTTTAAAAATATAAAAGAAGATATCATAGAAGATATAGGTGATTACGATATAAAATTTCAAGATGATATCGTATGTGTTTGTGCTGGATTATTTGTCTGCAATCAAAATGAAAAAATATTAAATTTTTTTAAAGATGTTTTAAAAACTTTATTAAATACAGTAAAAAATGGTATGGATGATCAAAAAATTATAAACCACTTCCTTAATTCCAATAAACACCCAATAAAACATAGTAGGTTACCTAAAAATAAATATTTTACAGTAGCAGCAAGTACTGGACCAAAACAATGGAATGGAGAAAATTTTAATATACCCAATGAGGTTATTATCCATCATGGTAATTGGACTGTTGGGTTAGAAAATAAATTTAAATTATTAGAGTATGTTAAAAATAATAGGTAATGGTTTAATAGCAAAATCCTTAAAAAAAAATTTAACTACGGATAGGTTCGAAATTTTTGCTTCAGGGGTTTCCAATTCTAATGAGGATTTAAAAACTGAATTTAATCGAGAAATAGAAATGATAATGGAATTTATTAAAGATAGGGACATTAATAAAAATATTATTTATTTTAGCACTTATAGTATATATGATTCTTCCTTAATTAATTCAAAATATGTTGAACATAAATTAAAGATAGAAAGGTTGATGAAGAGTGTTAATAATAGTTTAACCATAAGATTACCCAACGTTGTGGGTGAAGGAGGAAACCCCAATACGATGTTCAATTATTTTAAAGAAACAATAAATAATAACGAACAAATCACAATTTTAAAAAATGCTTATCGAAATATTATAGATGTTGCTGATATCTCTTGTTTTATAAATAATTTAGATGGTAAACACCCTAAAATTATTAATTTTATTCACCCGATTTCTTATAATGTCATAGACATAGTTAAAAAAATGCAAATATCATTAAATAAAAAAAATACTATCAAAAAAATTGAGGGTGGTGAAAATTATATTGGGATACCTAGTGGGTATACTTTACAAATAATGAAAAAATGTAATATTGATTTAAAAGAAACATATATAGATAATATAATAAAAAAATATAAAAAATGAATAAAAAATATTTAGGGACAAAATATGGTGGTTGGACAATTGACGTTGATTCCATTTCTGACGGTGATGTAATTATTGATGGGGGGTTAGGTGAGGATATATCTTTTGATATTGAACTCAATAAATTAAAAGATATCAATATAGTGGGGATAGACCCAACAATTAAAAGCCATAAATTCATTGAGGGTGTTAATTTACCTAATTTAAAGTTAATAAAAAAGGCAGTAGGTAAAGTCGATGGTGATAGAATAAAATTATATAAAAATACAAACCCAAATTTTGTTAGTGAATCAACAACACCATCCCATACAATGGTAAGTAATAGTGATTACCACGAGGTAGAAACGGTATCAATAAAAACATTAATAACTGACTATAACCCATCACTCATAAAATTAGATATAGAGGGGTCAGAATATGAGGTTTTATCTGATTGTGTGGGCGTTAAACAAATATGTGTTGAGTTTCATCATAATCAAATATCAACCATTACAATTAACGATACAATGAATAAAATTAATATGTTAAAAAATAATGGTTATGATATAATACATACAACGCCAAACTACCAAGAAGTAACTTTTTTGAAAAAATGAAAATAATAAAACCTAAATATGATCAACATAATGGTGATACCTTTAGAGAATTGGTTGATCTATGGGTAGAAAATGGTTTCTGCGAGGTAGAGTATCAAAATGTTAAAAACGTTTGGTTAAATGATTATGGTGACGTTCTACTCTACGATAGACCAACACTAGAATGGTATGGTGGACAAAATTATAATTTTGCATTATTCGGTAACACCGTACCTAACTTACCTAAATCCTCGCCTTGGATATTTTGGGGTAGGAGACCTAGATTAATGGAAAAAATAAAAGAAGAAAGACTGAGCTGGGGTGATCGAAATATAGAATCGATCTTTTTGGGTAAAGTGGAAAATAACGTACAGTTGGGAAAAAGAACAGAAGTTGATTGGTCAAAAAATATTGAACTTTTTAGTATGCCTATTCGTGGTGAATATAAATATAATCAGAAAGAATATCTTAAATTATTGACTAAAAGTAAATTCGGTTTATGTTTAAGTGGGTATGGACCTAAATGTAATAGGGAAATTGAATTACTGTGTATGGGAGTTGTCCCCATTATAACACCTTTAGTCGATTTAACATTCTATAACCCATTAGAGGAAAATAAACATTATATAACGGCATCTAACCCGGAAGAGGTAAAAGAAAAGATTAATAATATAACGAAAGAAAATTGGGAAGAAATGAGTAATAATGGTATAAAATGGTATGAAGAAAATTGTTCTATAGAAGGTAGTTTTAACATAACGAACAAAATATTAAACGAAAATAACGTAAAAATAATTTAAAACAATGGAATATAAAGAATTGTGGTCTTATGATGAAATAACAGAAAAGATTGAAGATTTTTTAGAACTATATTCTAAAAGACCAATAAAATACAATAAGGGTGGGATGGTTACACCTCATATGTTTGCCATTTATTTTATTTTAGATAAGATAAGCCCTAGTAGTGTTATAGAAAGTGGTGTTTGGAGGGGTCAAAGTACTTGGTTGATTGAAAATGTTTTACCGACATCTAAAGTATTTGGTATAGATATTAATTTAAGTAGAAGGGAATACATATCTGAATCAGCTAAGTATTTTAATACTGATTTTAAGGATATTGATACCTCAGAATGGGATTCTTTAGATAAAGAAAATACTATATTGTTTTTCGATGACCATCAAGATGCGTTGGAAAGAATTAAATTATGTAAAAAATTAGGTTTTAAAAAAATAATCATAGAGGATAATTACCCTATTAATCAAGGGGATTGTTATTCTTTAAAGAAGATTATCGATTCTAAAGATAGTAACTTAAAGTATCTTGAAGAGAATCTGGATTTTTATTATGAATTCCCACCCGTTTATAAAGATATAAAAACAAGATGGGGTGATGAATGGGGTGTCGAATACCCGACCAAAAAACCAATATTTGAAAATAGTGAAAATAAACATGAGATTTTCAAAAAAGAATCACAACAATATACTTGGTTGTGTTACATAGAATTAAATTAAAATTATGATAGGATCCGACAATAATAAATTTATATTTTTTCATTTATATAAAACAGGTGGTACTTCTATGAGAAATATCTTAAATAAATATGGAAACTTTATATCCGATAAACATGACCCACCCAAAAAATATATCGATAAATATGGAAAAGATAAATATATCAAATATTTTACTTTCGCATTTGTAAGAAATCCGTTTGATTGGCAAGTTTCTTTATATCATTATATGTTAAAAGATACATCTCATTTTCAACACAAACTTATCAAGTCATTTAAAAATTATGGAGAATATATAGAATGGAGAGTTAATGAAGATTGTAAACCCCAGTATCTTTGGTTATCAGAAAATTCTGATTTAGAGAGCCCAATCACATTAGATTTTGTAGGTAAATTTGAAAAAATAAATGAAGATTTTAATTTCATTAAAAATAAGTTAGGAATTGAGGGGACTTTACCACACACTAATAAATCTAGTAGAACCCATTTTAAAGATTATTATGATGAAAAAAGTATAGAGTTAATGATAGAAGGATTTAAAAAAGATTTTGAATATTTTGGTTACAACTTTGAGAATGATGATCTAATATCTGGTTCAGAAATTTACAATAAAAAGAATATTAAAATATAAAATATGTGCGGTATAGTAGTGTCAACCAAACCCATTAATGAAAGTACCCTTAATCTATTAAAATTAAGGGGTCCCGATAATACTTCTATTTTAGATGTTAATGGAATTACTTTCATACATACATTACTATCACTAACAGGATCACTAACCACGCAACCCATAGTTGATGGTGACATTGTTTGTCTTTTTAATGGTGAGATTTATAATTATAATAAAAAATATGAAAGTGATGTTTACCATATAATAAATGATTACAAAGAATTCGGTGATAATTTTGTTAAAAAATTAGATGGGGAATTTGCAATCACATTAATCGACTTCAAAAAAAATGTCATATACATATCTAGTGATGTATTCAGCACCAAACCAATATACTATGATATATCAGTTTCAGGTGTAGGTGTGTCTACCTACGAATCAATTTTAAGAAATAATGGGTTTAATAATATTACTAAATTACCTCCCAATACCACATTAAAATTTGACTTAACTACAAAAGAAATTATAAAAAAAGAAAGTGTATATGTTTTTGATTTAACACAAAATATAGATAGTTTTAGTGAGTGGGAAGATAATTTTATTAAATCTTTAAAAAAACGATTCACTAATATACAACATGATATAATCTTACCATTAAGTAGTGGTCATGATAGTGGTGCAATTGCTTGTGGTTTAGATATATTAAAAATCCCCTATACCACTTTTTCATTTCAAGGTAAAGAGAATTTAGACATAATTAAAAAAAGGGTGAAATCTGAAAATATCATAAAAAGTTACATACAAGACAATTCAATTAATAAGATAAAACTTAAAGAGGGATTAAGTAATAATTGTGAACCATTTTTTTACGGCAGTAGCTATAATAAAAAATCAATAGATGGGTTTAATGACCCTGGTGCTCTTGGTCTTTATCATCTATTAAAAACTGTAAAAAACGAAAACCCAAACATTAGAATAATGGCATCTGGTCAAGGTTCTGATGAAATCATGTCTAACATACAAGCATATACTTTTGGAAAAAGTAACCCTATTAAACATGACGAAAACATATCCACTTATTTTCCTTGGGAGAATTTTTATCATGGATCCCAATTTTCATATTTACAAAAGGAAGAATTCGTAACTGGTTCTTTCGGTGTGGAGAGTAGATACCCATTTTTAGATAAAGATGTGGTACAATCATTTTTAAATTTAAGTGTTAAATTAAAAAATGATTCCTTTAAATCTCCATTAACTTTCTTTTTAGAAAAAAATAATTACACTACTAACAATAAAAAATTAGGGTTTAACCCATTTTAATATGGTATCAGTAGAATTACAGGGTAGGTTAGGGAATCATTTATATCAGTACGTAATGGCTAGAGTAATATCAGAGAAACTGGGTTATGGTTTTACAATACCTAATGGTGTACCTTACGGGGATAAAACAGTAAAAGGTGGTTGGTTAGGTAATAAATTTTTTAATTGCGACATGGGGATTCAACCGTATAGAAAACAAACTAACGTATTCAAAGAAATAGGTGATAAATTTAATTCGGAAGTTTTTGATATTGACAATGATACCCATTTAAATGGTTGGTGGCAAAGTGAATGTTACTTTGAAGGGTTTGAGAATAAGATACGTGAATGGTTTAAGATGGAACCCCCTACAAATAATATTATTGACGATAATACCTGTGTTATTCATTTTAGAGCGCAAGATGCTTATCTAAGAGATTACCGACTACCAAAGAAATACTTTATATCCGCTAAAGAACATATTAACTCAATAATAAATAAAGATATTAAATTTATAGTTATAACAGATAATAAACCATTAGCTAAAAAATATTTTCCTAACGACACTATCTATCAAAATGATATGAGAACAGATTTTCAATTAATATTACATAGTAAATATAAAATAATTAGTTCATCAACATTCTCTTGGTGGGCGTCTTGGTTGGGGTTACTTAATAGTGAGATAGTAATTGCACCTGATAGATGGTTAAATTATAACTATAACTTTACTAAGGATGAAACATTTTTCCCTAAAGATATAAAAACAAAAAATTTTATTTATTTATGATTATTTTAGTTAACATAGGGAAAGTACCTGACTATATAAACGATACTATACGCCAGTTAAGGACATTTAATAAAGATGAAAAAATAATATTTTTAGGGGATAATAAACATTTTTGTTTTGATGAGTATGGTGTTGAGTTTATTCGAATAGACATTAATAAAATAGAAAAATATAGTAGTTTAAAACTACTAGACAATAAAAATAATATATTCAATAGTTTCCCCACTAAAGATTTCTGGATTTTAACTTTTGCAAGATTTTATATTATCGAAGAATATTTAAAAACCATCAATTCCGATGTAGAGTTTTTCTTTTTTGAAAATGATATATTAATTTATCAGTCGTTATCAAAAATAAAAAATATATTAAAAAACTTAACTGGTGATATATTTGTTACCACATTGGATGACCAAAGAGTTACTACTGGGTTAACCTACTTTAAAAATAAAAATATTTTTAAACAACTAGTTAGTGATATGGATGATATTTTACATGATAAAGAAAAAATAAAAGATATAAGAGAAAATTATAGTGAATGTTGCCCATCAGAAATGACTTTTTTGAGGAAAGTAAAAAAAGAAAAGGACTATATAAAGGATTTTCCACTTTTACCTTTTTCTAATAATTTTAATGAATTTAATATGTTATTTGACCCTGCACCTTACGGTCAATTTTTCGGTGGGGATAATAAAGGTAGACCATACCACCAATGTGGTGATAATATACTGAAAACATATATCGGTAAAGAAATAATTAATAATAATATTAAAATTTCTTTAGAATGTGATTCCGAAGGGTTTAAAAGACCATTTTGCTGGTATGACGGTAAAAAAATACCAATTTGTAATTTACACATCCACTCTAAAGAGTTATATAAATTTTTATCAAAATGATAAAAAAAGAAGACTACATTGATGGTGAAAAATTCGAATCTATTGCAGATATTGGTTTTGGGGATAAATATACTAAAGAACTACCTTTAGATTTTAATAGATTAAATAATTTCATAGAAAATTTTAAAGAAGACAGACTACCAATCGTTTATGTTGATTCGGACAGGGTTACTAATTTTTTTAATATTATTAAAGATTATGAAAAACCATTTATTCTTTTATCGCATAATGGAGACATGGGTTTTAAACAAAGTGACGTAGACAATATACCGAAATGTATAAAAAAATGGTTTGGTCAAAATATTGACGCTGTCAATACAAATGAAATATGTAGCCTACCGATAGGGTTAGAAAGAAAATTTTGGTCAGTAAAATCACATGGAAAACACGGCAATAAGCATAATAAAATTGAGGCGTATAGTTCTCAGAATTTAGATAAAAAATATATGTGTTATTTAAATTTTAATACGAAAACAAATAAGAATAAAAGAGAGTGGATTCCACCATATTTTAGTAAATATGAATGGTGTTATATAAGAATGGGTGGTTGGTTAGGAAATATTGATAATTACCTTAAAGAATGTAAAGAATCTGATTTTGTATTATGCCCCGATGGTAATGGTATAGATTGCCATAGAAATTGGGAAATGTTATATATAGGGGTAATACCTATAATTGAAAGGAGTTATTTCCATGAAAAAATATATGGTGACTTACCAGTTTTAATAGTAGATAGTTTTAAAGATTTAAATGAAACTTTACTTATCGCAAAAAAAGATTATTTTAAAGAAAATAAAAATATGGAAAAATTAAAATTTCCATATTGGGAAAAACTAATAAAGGGTTAGATGAGTTTAACAAATATATTTCATAGTAAATTTAAAAATAATGCTTGGTCATCTAAAGAAAGTGTTAGTGGGGCTGGATCAGAATTAGATACCACAAAAGATTTAAGAATAGGATTACAAAATCTTTTAAAAAAATATAATATAAAAACAATGTTAGATGCGCCATGTGGTGATTTTAATTGGGTGAAAGAAATGGATTTATCTAATATAGAATATATTGGTGGAGATATTGTCCCTGAAATCATAGAAAAAAACAAAAGTCTCTACAATTTTGATTTTAAAGTTATAAATATCATAACAGATAAAATACCTGATGTGGATTTATTATTAGTTAGAGATTGTTTGGTTCATTTAAGTAATGATAACATATTAAAATTTATAGAAAATGTAAAAAATAGCAATGTTAAATATCTTTTAACAACTTCCTTTACAGATAAAAATTTGGGTCATGACTGGAGAAAATCTGTTTTAAATGCAAATATACCTGATGGTGGATGGAGACCAATAAATCTAGAAATAGAACCATATAAGTTAACTAACCCTATAGATATTATTATTGAAAATTGCGCAGAAGACTACCCTAACTATACCGATAAATCTTTATTATTATATAACATAAATTAAATAAAATGATCTATATTATACACTATAAAAAATTAACAGATAGAAAGGAATATCTAATAAATAAATTAAATAGTTTTAATTTAGAATATCGTTTTATTGAACAATACGAAAGAGAAACCATTAGCACCAATTTGATAAATAAATTTTATAAGGTAAACCCAGAATTATGGGAAAAAAGAACTAAAGGGTTATACATAAATAATATAGGATTTAGAGAACTAAAATTAAGTGAAATTTGTAATTCTTTATCCCATTTAGATGCATTAAAAAAAATATCAGAATCAAAAGAAGATTACTCAATTATTATTGAGGATGATGTTATTTTTAATAATGATTTTAATGGTAGATTAGAAAATTTAATAAAACAAACCCCTGAAGATTTTGATGTTATATTTTTTGGTTCGTCATTTAATATTTTTAATTTAGATAAATCAAACCTATCAAAAACTATTAAAATAAAAAATAATATATATAAAAAAACACCAGCCAAAACTAGATGTGTGGATGGGTATGTTGTAAAAAAAGAATTTGCTAAAAAACTTTATGAAGAAATAAAAGAAATTGTTTTACCTTTTGATTTCGAATTAAATTATTTTTTTAATAAATTAAATACTAATTGTTACTGGTTAGAACCCGGATTAGTTAAACAAGGATCAATGACAGGTGTTTATAAAAGTGCAAATAGATGATGAGTATAGAACTTTTTACGGATAAAATTAGTAATAACGACAATTTTGTATTTCTTAAAATTGGTGATGGGGAAATAATTTCTATGCAATTTAAAGAAGGTGAAAATATTGACGGACATAAATACAGTAAAGATTTAGGTAATGATAATATAGAGGGGTATAAATATCTATCATCTATTGGTGCTTACATATCTGATTGGTATTCTAGCAATCCACCAAAAAACCCGCATGATTTCCCTAACTTTAAGTTTTTTAATCATTTTAATAATGAAAATAACATAAAACCTAATTTTATTTCACCATTTGAAGTGTTAATGATACAAAAAAATAAATTAGGTGATAAATCTTTATTAGAATTTTATAGAAGTATTACGAACTCTAAAAGAAAAAAAATATATGTTGGCCCAGAAAGATTAAAGGGTATTTGTAATTATCTAAAAATAGATGATTACATTACAATACCATTAGTAAACGCTTATGATGAAAAGGATAAAATTTATGAAGAAATAAAAAATGCGATAACTGATGATTGTATAATATTATTTAGTGTTGGTTTGCAATCTCCTGGTTTAATTAGTGATATTCATAAATTTAAAAATAACATTACATTATTAGATATTGGTAGTGGATTTGATTCTTTAATAGTTGGTAATACTAGATGGGGACAACCAACCACCCAACAAGCTAAAAATTACTATAAAGAACTTTTAAATTAATTATGGGACAAAATATTGTGACTTACATTTTAACATCTGATAAATTAGTAAACTCAACTATACAAATGGCGGATACTTTTTATAAAAAATATCACCCTAAAAGTGATGTTTGTGTATTAGGTTATTCTAACCCTAAAGTAAAACCATTATTTTGCAGGTTTGAAAGTTTAGGTGAAGATCAAGGTGTGGATAAAGTATGTCAACAATTATATGAATATTTTTCTAAAAAAGAGGAAAAATATTTTATAATTGAGGTGGATGATAAACCAATAGTTAAAAGTTTTAATTATGAAATATTAGATTTTTTAATTGAAAAAATAAAGAATGATAAGATTGGTAGGATAGGATTAACACCAGATAATAACAATAGAAAACATAAAATAATTGAGTTCCATAAAAATTTTAGTGTTAACGAAACTTTAAAAGGTGAAAATCATTTTTTATCTATAACTATGTCACTTTGGGATAAGGATTACTTTTTAAAATACTTACCAGAATGTAATAATTTATGGGACTGGGAAACACTAAAGATTAATGATGAATGGGGGGTATGTTGCACAACTCCAACAGTAACCGATTACATACACATATTTAAAAGGGGTAAAATTTTACCTAACTGGTGGGTGTCAACTAACACCAGAAAATCCATTGGTAATGAAGAAAAAAATAACTTAAAGAGTATTTATAATATATAATATAACTTATGAAAATAATAGACATTAAAAATATTAATATACCTACAATAGTGTTAAATTATGAATAGTAATCCTTCTGATAAAATTAATAATTTTAGAAAAGTACCACTTAATTGGGTGAACTTGTCGATAGATGATAAAAATAAATTTACCATGAATAATACTATACCTAAATTAGATTGGTTTATTAATAGTGATTATCTTAATGATAAAAAAAATAATTATTATGATAAAGAAGAGATTGATGCCCTTATAAAAAAAGCGTTAAAAAAACAAGTTAATTATTATGGGGAAACAGATAAATTTTTATATGATTGTTTATCCAAATACCCCATTAAAAATAAAACGGTAGCCATTTTAGGGTCAGTAGAACCATGGTATGAATCTGTTTGTATAGCGTATGGAGGATACCCTACCACTATAGAATATAATACTATCACTACTAACGATAACAGACTTAAATTATTAACTGTGTCAGAATATGATAAAAACCCAACAAAGTTTGATATGGTATTTTCTATTTCTTCATTTGAACATGACGGATTAGGGAGATATGGTGACAATATTGACCCAGATGGGGATTTAAAAGCGATGAAAAATGTTAAAAAAAATATTTTAAAGAAGGGTGGGAAATTATTTTTATCTGTACCTATTGGGAGAGATAAAATAATATGGAATGCTCACAGGATTTATGGTAAAAAAAGATGGGGAAAACTTATAGAGGATTTTGATATTCTTTATTCCTCCGGATTCTCACATCATGCATTAGAAAAAGATACTGGAAAAGCTGCGATATTACAACCAGTTGTAGTATTAACGAATAGATGAAATGAAATTAACTCACCTACAATATAATCAGATTAGAAAAATAATTAATAATAAAAATTATAAATTAGAAAATATTAAATATCCTTATTTTGTAGAAACGGGAACATATCAAGGAGAAACAGTTATGGAGATGTATTCTTTATTTAAAAAAATTTATACTGTCGAGGTGTCTGAGTTAATATATAAAAAAACTAGAAAAAAATTAAGTTATTTAAATAATGTAGAATTTATATTAGGTGATAGTGCAACACTCTTAGATAAAGTAATTAGTGAAATACCTGATAACACTGTATTTTGGTTAGATGGTCATTGGTCTGGTGGTATAACAAGTAAAGGAATCTATGAGGTTCCCATTATAAAAGAATGTAAACATATAGATAAGCATTATAAATCATCTCATGGTATAATAATTATTGATGATTTTAGATTATTTGGTACAACTAAATATGAGGACTGGGGTAACATATCCACCACTAATATTTATGAATGTTTTAAAACACTTAATATAACTAATAACTTTATAGTAGATGATAGGTTAATTATAACAATAGAAAAATGATATCTGATACTAAAAAAATAATATTTATTCATATTCCCAAAACAGGAGGATCTTCTTTAGAAGTAATGTGGAAAGATTTTTCGGTAGATAAAATAAGTACTTTTAATAGAAAGGGTCTTAATACTATGGTTAATTTAAAAGAAGGTGGTGATATCTATAATAAATTTAGTAAAATGGATTCGTTTGCACTTAATTATAAGCATGCAACTGCTTTAGAAATGAGAAAATTATACCCTAAAAAATTTAATGAATATTATAAAATTTCTATCGTTAGAAATACCTATGAGCGCCTATTATCCTTACATTTATGGAAAAATAATGATAAATTTAATCGCGACTTATTTCTTAATGATTTAAAATCTCCTCTTATAAGACCAACGTGGGGTGCAGAAAAATATCTCTGTGATTTAGAAGGGAATATTATAATAGATAAAATAATAGATTTAAAAGATTTAAAAGAAGAATATGATAACCTAAATAAAAAATTTAATTTTAATAAAAATTTAATTCATATAAATAAAACTACCCACAACCATTATTCTTATTATTATGATAAAAAATTAATTGACGAGATTCAAAATAGGTATTCAAAAGAGATTGAGCTTTTTGATTTTAAATTCTTAAATAAAAAAATATAAAAATATATGTTTTCATGTAAAAATAACAATCAAGGAGGATTATTTGCTAATGTGTTCTTTCGTAATATGATAACTTATTTGTTATCTATTAAATATAACACAGGAAGTGAGTACGAAAAAATTCCAAAACACTATGATTTACCACCCCACTATCAGTGGAAAACCGATGATTTTTTAGAATTAGGGGTAGAATTTAAAGATGAAAATATACACCCAATAAAAAATAGCCAACAAATAACTGATACTCAAATAAAACAGTTTTTAGATGGTGATTTATCTATAGATAAATCTACTAAATATATTTTTAATCCACCATGTTGGTGTCAAGATAGTGGTATTGTTAAACATATTACCCACTATTTTGCAAATAGTGAAAATGAATTATGTGATAATATTATTTCCCGTAATAAATATAAAGATAGATATAAAAATAATAATGATATGTTTATTCATATACGAGCAAACCATATGTATCCAGATAGTCACCCATTAAGAAATATTGTATTACCAGATCAGGCTTTTTATGAAGGTATTATAGATTCTTTAAATGATGAATATAGTAATATTTATATGTCTTCAGATAACATAGAACATAAAATTTGTCAAGGATTAATTAAAAAATATAAAATTATTCCTTTTGTTGAAAATAAAATAGATACAATACTTTTTGGTAGTACTTGTAAATATGTAATTATTTCTAGTGGTAGCTTTAGTTTTATGATTGGATTATTTTCTTTTTTTAGTGAAAAAATATTTTATCATAAAAGAGCTGGTCAAGGTAAAAAAATGATTCACCCTCGATTAGGTCTACATTGGCATGGATGGCACCCTAATTTTTATCCTACTTTAATTACACCTAAATATAAAAAAATATAAAAATTGATTATGGAAAACTTAAATGAATATAAAAAGAAAGTATGGAGTCAAAGAGGAGAGGATGGCATCATAGAAGCAATATTTAATACTTTAAATATAAAAAATGGGCATTCAGTAGAATTAGGTGCTTGGGACGGAATAAAATATAGTAATGTATATAATCTCATTACCAAAGGGTGGTCAGCTACGTTAATAGAGGGTGATAAAGAAAAATATTCTACACTACTTAAGAATATGAAACCATATAATAATATATCCTGTATTAATAAAATGGTATCATTAGAAAAAGGTGATACTTTAGATGAAATTTTAATAAAGACTAATACCCCCATAGACTTTGATATTTTGTCCTTAGATTTAGATGGGTGTGATTATTGGATATGGGATAATTTACGATTTAAACCCAAAGTAGTTATTGTAGAATATAATTCCAATTGGGAAAAATCTACAACTGTTCCTTATAATCCGGAACATGAATGGGATAATACACAATTTTACGGAGCTAGTGGGTTAGCATTAACTAAATTAGCAAATGAACGAGGATATGAATTAATTGCTCATATCCCTAATGTAAATTTGATTTTTATTGATAAAAATTATAATAAGGAAAATTTTCCAGTCTTAGATATTACAACAGGGTTTCATGTGTCTAAACATCACCATCCTCCCATGACAAAAACCCAAGAAAAAAGTTTAATCATTAATCCACCTATTAGTAAAATTAAAAAATTACATGTGGGGTGCGGTAAAAGATATATGGAGGGATGGGAAAATATAGATATTGATAATAAAGAAAGGGTAGATAAAATAGAAGACGTTAAACATCTTTCTTCCATTGAAGATGATTCTTATGATATAATCTATGGAAGTCACATTTTAGAACATTTTGGTAGATATGAATATAAAGACGTTTTAAAAACATGGTTTAAAAAATTAAGACCTGGCGGTATTTTAAGGTTGGCAGTGCCCGATTTAGATAAAATAATTGAACATTATAATAAAACCCATGATTTATCTTTAATAACTGGATTATTAGTAGGTGGACAAAGAAATAAATATGATTATCATGGAATGATTTTTACTAAAGAAAATCTAACTAAATCATTGTTGGATGTTGGATTTTATAAAGTAAAAGAATGGGATTGGCGAAAAACATCACATAGAGAAATAGATGATTATAGCCAAGCCTATCTCCCACATATGGATAAAAAAAATGGAACATTAATGAGTTTGAATTTAGAAGCAATTAAATTATAATTACAAGTAAATATAAATAAACAATATAAATACAAATGGGAAAAGAAGTGAAAAAAGAAAATGGTGTTTATAAGGGTCGTAAATGTCTCATCACTGGAATTAACGGACAAGATGGTTCATACCTTGCAGAGTTTTTATTAGAAAAAAATTACGAAGTATGGGGTACAGTAAAAAGAAACTCTGTATCAGAAACACAATCAACAAGAATAGAACACCTTCGTTCATCAGGTAAAATTAATTTAGAATATGCCGATCTTACAGATATGGCATCACTAGTGAGGGTATTACAAATGGTACAACCAGATGAGATATATAATTTAGCTGCTCAATCTCACGTAAAAGTTAGTTTCGATCAACCAATATACACTGCCAATGTAACAGGATTGGGAACACTTAATTTATTAGAGTCAGTTAGAATGGTATCTCCACATTCAAAAATATATCAAGCAAGTTCATCAGAAATGTTTGGTAACAATATCGATGCTGATGGGTATCAAAGAGAAACCACACCGATGACACCAGTTTCACCTTATGGGTGTGCTAAGGTATTTTCATATAATATTTGTAGGAATTATAGAAATTCTTATAATATGAAAATATGGAATGGGATATTGTTCAATCACGAATCACCAAGACGTGGAACTAATTTTGTAACCAATAAAGTAGTTAAGGCGGCAGTTAAAATAAAATTAGGTTTACAAAATAACTTACATTTAGGTAATTTAGATGCAACTAGAGATTGGGGACACGCTAAAGATTATATTGAAGCTATGTGGTTAATGTTACAGACAGATAATCCAGATGATTATGTTTGTTCCACTGGTGTTTCACACTCAGTTAGAGAACTTTGTGAATATGTTTTTAAAAAATTAGATTTAAACTATATAAATTATGTTGCCATTTCAGGTAAACATATGAGACCAGAAGAATTAACCGATTTAAAGGGCGATTCCACTAAATTAAGAAGTGAACTGGATTGGCAACCTAAATATACATTTGAAACTATGTTAGATGAAATGATTGAGTATTGGTTAGAATACTATAAAGAAAAAGATATTATATATGCGTAAAATATTAGTAACTGGGGGCAACGGTTTAGTTGGGTCACAATTTAGGGGAGAAAAATATAGTTATTTTAGTTCTTCAGATTGTGATCTTAGAAATATTGGTGAAACAAAAAATATTTTTAATAACTATGTTAATAATATTAATTCTACAGATTGGGGGTCGGTTATTCATTGTGCCGCCAAAGTAGGTGGGTTAGGTGGTAATATGAATTATAAAGGTGAATTTTTTTATGACAATATTATGATCAATACTAATGTTATTGAATCCGCAAGAAAATACGGGATAGAAAATCTAGTTTGTTTTTTATCAACATGTGTTTTTCCAGATAATGTAGAATATCCACTTACGGAAGATAAAATACATTTAGGTCCACCACACTTTTCAAATGACGCTTACGCCTACGCTAAAAGAATGGCTGATGTTCAAATCAGGGCTTATAGAGAACAATATGGTTTAAACTATAAATCAGTTATCCCAACAAATATATATGGTATTAATGATAACTTTGATATAGAAAACGGACATGTCGTACCCTCATTAATTCATAAATGTTATATCGCTAGAGAAACCAACACACCACTAATGATATGGGGAAGTGGTAAACCATTAAGAGAATTTATCTATAATAAAGATGTGGCTAAATTAACAGAATGGGTATTAGATAATTATAATGAAGATGAACCAATTATATTATCAACATCAGAAGAAATATCAATAAAAGAAGTAGTAGGGGTTATTGTTGAGTTAATGGATTTCAAAGGGGAAGTTATATACGATAAAAATAAACCAGACGGTCAATTTAGAAAACCAAGTGATAATAGTAAAATTAAACATTACTTACCTAACTTTAAATTTACCCCTTTATATGATGGTTTGAAAGAAACAATAGAATGGTTCGAATCTAATTATGATAATATTAGAAAATAACATTCACAATATTTAATTAATACGCTATTATTAATATATGTCAAAAACAAGTAGAAGACGAGGTAAACTCTCAGAAGAAGAATTAGAGGAAGTACAAAATTTTGTTTATAAGAAAAACGCTGAGGAGGATAAATTCCTAAAGTCGATGTCTGTAAATATTAAATGTAAGAATGAAAACCAAAAGTTAGTAATAGAGTCTATTAAAAATAATGAAATCACTATAGTTTCGGGACTTCCAGGTACTGGAAAGACGTTTTTGGCCTGTGCTGAAGCACTTAAACTAATTAAAACAAAACCTAAATATAAAAAGATTTTATTGGTTAAATCTGTTATACAGTTACCAGGTGAAGAATTAGGTTTTTTACCAGGTGATTTGAAAGATAAGTTGGATCCTTATATGATATCATTTATTGATAACTTTGAAAAGATTATTGGTGAGTCGTTAACTAATAAATTACGTGAGTTGGGGTTAATACAGATACAACCACTAGCATTTGTTAGGGGAAGAAGTATAGATAATACTATTATCATTATTGATGAGGCACAAAACATATCTATACAGAATATGAGAACCCTTATGACGAGGATAGGTGATAACTCCAAGATGGTTATTCTTGGTGATATTAAACAAAAAGATATTAAGAACCCTAAGAATAGTTCATTAGAAGTTGTAATTGATAAGTTTGAAGGTATAGATGGTTTTGGTTGTGTTTCACTTAGAAACCCTGACGATGTAGTTAGAAACCCAGTAATCAAAATAATCGAAAAGGTTTTTGAAGAGTTAGAAGGGTAAATTTATGTATAAATATGTATTAAAAAATATGTCTGGTGAAGTAATAAACACCACTAAACAGAGTTCATTGGAATTAGCTATAGAATATTTTTCTAAAGTTAAACAATTACCTAAGAAAGAGATATTCAAAATTTATAAAATAGAAAAGGTATGAAAGTAGGTATTACAATAGATGGTGTTATAAGAGATTTCATAACAAAGTTTGAGTCAGTTTATGATAAATATTACCCAGTGGATATAGATGAATCGGAAGAAGAAACAGAAGAATTACCAGAAAGAGATATAAAAACTTTAGATTTATTAGACTATTTTGAATTTTCAGGTGGTACAAAGGAACTTAATGAGTTTATGTATGTAGACGCTGCGTTAGAGATTTTCGGTCACGCAGGTGAAGTTAAATTAAATAGTGTGGAACATCTAAACCAACTACATAATATAATTGAAGATTTAGGTCATACACCAATTGTTATTAGCAAAGAGTTAAATAATAGCAAACCAGCAACTTTATTCTTTTTATCTAAATTATCCTCTAAAATAAATAATATAATATTTGTTAGAGATTATGATAAAAAATGGGATCATGTTGATATATTAATAACCGCCAACCCTGAAACGTTAAAAATTAAACCATCGGGTAAGATATCAATAAAGGTAATAAACGAATATAATAAAAATATAGATTCTGATTACACATTAGTCGATTTAAAAGAGCTATTAGACGATAGAAATACTTTAGAAAAGGTACTAAGTACGGAAACTGTTGAATTTGAGGATATATAAATTAATAATTTTTAAGTGTTTACTTAAGGGGATACTTATTTTACATTTTTTAAAAAAGCATATGGATAATATTTTATTAGAAATTGGGGGAAAAGAATTTTACTTAGACATTGATGCGATGTCAGAAGCAGTTAAAGTAGATAATGAACCTGTTACAGTTGTTGAATCATCGGAAAATATCATACAAAATACCTTACAAATAGATGTTGCAAAATACGAAATGTATCGAGATCTTGTGGGGACATTATTAGGTTGTGGTGAAATAATAGATGATAAAATGGGGATTATGGCATTAAATTCGTTACCGATACCCTTTAAATTATCTTTTAATACATTACTAATGAAAGGAATAATAAAAGAATTATAAAAAAATAAAAATATGAGTGAACAAATTAACGCAATAAATGAATCAATAAAAAAAATAACCGATAAGGACTTCGGTATTTATTTTTTTACCCTTGATACGAAAGGTAACCCCACTGCTGGTGTTGCAACTATATATGAACATGTTAAGGTATTAAGAGAATTAGGATTTAATGCCCAAATTCTACATGATAAAAATGATTATAAACTTAGAGAAGATGAAACTGGGATTGGTATTGCTGAGTGGTTAGGTGAAGAATACGCCAATTTACCACACGTTTCTATCGAATCGCAAACATTGCAAGTTGGACCATCAGATTTTGTTGTTATACCTGAAGCATTCGCTAGTGTTATGAAACAAACATCTAAATTTCCTTGTAAACGATTAGTTTTTCTACAATCATATGAATATGTGTTTGAGATGTTAGAAATTGGTGAGAATTGGCAAAATTTTGGTATTAATGAGGTTATAACCACAAATGAAAATCTTAAAAATTATATAGAATCGATATTTAGGAATTTATCTACTGAAATCGTTCCTGTGGCAATTCCAGAGTATTTCAAAGAGAATGAAAAACCAAAGATACCTACAGTTGCATTATCAGCTAGAGATAAAAGAGAAGTGTTAAAAATAGTTAAAATATTTTATCAAAAATACCCACAATATCAGTTCATCACATTTAGAGATATGTCTGGATTACCTAGAGAAGAATTCGCTAAGGAATTATCCAAATCCTTTTTAAGTGTGTGGGTTGACGAATTATCTAGTTTTGGTACATTCCCAATAGAATCTATGAAATGTGGAACACCTGTTGTTGGTAAGATACCTAGAATGGTTCCTGAATGGATGGGAGCTGTGGATGAAAATGGTAATTTAAATTTAAATGATAATGGTATATGGACAGCAAATTTAAATGCAATACCAGATATAATTGCAACCGTAGTTGGATTATATTTAGAGGATGCTATCCCTACTAATTTATTAGAATCAATGGAAGAATATAAATCTAAATATACTGAAGATGAGATGAAAAATTCTATTAAAGAAGTATATAATAGAATTTTTGGTAGAAGGATAGTTGAGTTGCAAACCATTGGGGAAAAAGAACAGGAGAAATTAAATACTACCCCTGAATTACAAATTGAAAATAACAAAAAATAAAAATAATTAAATATGTCCAATAATATTACAGTAATATTACCAATACATGAGGTACAAGAAAATACAGAAACTTTATTAAAAAGAGCAATAACTAGTATCGCAACACAATCAGTTAAACCTAAAGAATTATTAATAGTTAGGTCTAAAGATAAAAAACTTAAAACACTACTTGATAAGTTTGATTACGGTGAGATAAAAGAAATAACTAGGGTGGTTGAGAATACAAATGGAGACTATGGGTTTCCATCACAAATGAATTTTGGTGTTAGTAAATGCGATACTGAGTATTTTACATTTTTAGAGTATGATGATGAAATGTCCCAAATATGGATCAAAAATGGGGTAGAGTATGTAAATGCATACCCTGAAGTTGGCGTTTTCCTACCTATAGTATTTGAATGTGATGAAAATGGTCAATTTATTTCTTTTACAAATGAAACTATATGGGGTAAAAATGTAAGTGAAGAAATGGGGTTATTAGATAATAACACACTCCAGAGGATTCAGAATTTTAATTTCGATGGAATGATTGTTAATAAATCATTATATGAGGAACATGGTGGTATTAAAACACATATGAAGTTAACGTTTACATATGAATTCCTATTAAGAATGAGTTACTTATCCATACCAATTATGGTAATACCAAAACTAGGGTATAAACATACTAACAATAGAAAAGATTCATTGTTTGATCACTATAAAAACACTGTAGATGTAATGGAAAGTAAGTTTTGGGTTAATAAAGCTAAAAAAGAATATTTTTTCACTGAAGATAGAGAAATAACATATGAATTAGAAACAAATTAATGTCCGAAAAACCCACCAACAAGAGGGGTAGAAAAAGGACAACTAATTTATACTTTGGCCCTGAACAAGAAAAAGCTGTTGTTGAATTTTTAACCTCTGACGATTACGAAGAAAGAAATAAAATATATAATACATTTTTAAAGGCACCACTAAATAAGATGATTGAGTCAATCATTAGGCGGTATAAATTATATAGGAAAGATTACACTTATGAAGATATTCATTCCGACACCCTTTCTTTTTTAGCCACAAAGATGGAAAAGTTTCAACCATCTAAAAATAAAAAAGCATACTCCTATTTTGGTACCATTTGTAAAAATTATCTATTGGGTCAATTATTAAAATCCGATAAAAAGATGAAATCTGATTTATCATACGAAGACATGTACTCAACAGTGGAGAAGATGGATGATTATATATATAACTTAGAAGATGAAGATAAAACACCGCTAGATGTTTTCATATTAGAAATATCCTCTAACATTAAAGAAGAATTATCTGGGTTAAAAATTACTGAAAATGAAAAGCGTGTAGGTAATGCATTAATTGTAGTGTTAGAAGACTGGGAAACTATATTTGAGCAGGTAGAAAGTGGGAATAAATATAACAAAAATTTAATATTGTCCTATATAAGGGAGATATCTGGGTTATCTACTAAAGATATTAGGGTATCAATGAGGAGATTTAAAAAAATATATACTGCGTTAAAGAATATTAAGATAGATCAAGGATCTTTATAAAAATATTAATCTTTGATATTTATAGTAAAAAGGAACCTATGGCGAGACCAAAAAAAACTAAGATACATTTAGATAAGGATAGTTTGCGTGAATTTATGCAAGAAATTTATAATGATTGTAGTAATATGATGAATAGTGCTCGTAAAGAATTAAATGAAAGAAAAAATAGAGTAGATATAGATGACGTTAACGATGAATCTATGATTGGGAAGGTTAATAATGATACATTAAAATTAATTGATTCTACTATTGATAAGAAATTATCACTAGCAAAGTTACAAAGTCAAATAGTATCAGATAATAGGTCATCTAACGATGAAAATGTTAGTGATAAATCATTTTCAGATAAAGACAAAGACGCATTAAGAGAGTTATTTAATGAAAAACAATCAAGAGATAATATAGAATATGATTTAGATTAAATGGGTGACGGAGAACAAAATAGAATATGCGATACTATAGAAGATATTCGTAAAGCAAAACAAGAAGTTCTGGATCAAATAAAAGGCATCAAATCTTTTTGTGCTGGACCACCTTTTTTAAATATTGATACATCATTACCATCTATTAATGTAAATTTTGCGGTTATTAATTTTCTTAGGGATATTATGGCCGTTTTAGGTAATTTAAAAATAGATGAGATAAGAGCATTGATTGTTGATTGGTTAGTTAATAATTTACAACCTCTACTAGAAAGATTGGGGGACATTATAAAAGAAGCAATAAAAAAATGTTACACTTGTAAGATAAATCCTAAAATACCTAGTTGGTTATTTGATGTTGGGTTTAATGTAGAATTAGAACAAATAGATAGAGATTGTATGTTTAAAACCGCACCAAGCTCAATAGCGGGTCAATTTTTATATGATGGTGGAGATGATATGAACAGATTTCTATATGACAGAATCCAAAATGCTGGTACATCTTCCACATGGGAAGACCCAAAAAGTAACAACCCAATAGTAGATGTTACATTTATTGAACAAGCCGCAAATGTTTCTACCAATAGCCCCGGAGCCCAACAAAACGAAGACCCCAGAAATAATGTTTTTAATATTAAAATTAACCCCTCATATAGTGGAAAGTCTTTAACCACATTTACTAATGAATATATAACTAGTCAGTTCCCACCCTTTGATATATCGAAAGTTATTCCTGCAACCATAGATTTACTATATGGATCAATAACTAGTAACGTAGACATGTCCACTGCGTGTGTTACTAAAAAAATTGAGTTTGAGAAAGGTTTGGAAAAAATGATAGATAACGGTCTTGACGATGCAGACGTGGTGGTAGATGATTCATTTTTTGAATTCTCTACCCCGGAACTAAAAAATATAAAGGAGGCAGTAAGAAACAATAAAAAGGGTGTTAGACCATTTACTGAATGTTGTAGTAAAAAAACGGCATCAGTTAGTATAGAATCATTAACAGAATTAAATGAAAAATTAAGTGACCCTAATATGAGTAATTCTGAAAAGGCCGGAGAAATAGATAAGTCTATGAGGAGTATGTCAGAACAAAGCGCTAATAATGTTAATTCTGGAGATGTAGATAAGGCAAGAAGAGATTTTATTGGTAATTTTTTAAATAGTTTATCTATTGTGACAACTAAATTAACACTATCACCCAAGGTTAACGTACCTATAATTATGATGGGGTACTTAGTTGAAAATAAAAGTAGATACGCCTCTACTGGGGAATTTTTAAAGTTTAATGCGTGTATTATCGGTAACATATTAGGTGAACTATTAAGAAAACTAATATATGAACTTTTGATCCCTTTTATTTTAAAAAATTTAAAACCTATAATAATATGTGCATTAAAATGGATTATACAAGAGAAATTAAAAATTCAGAAGTTAACCTTGGAAAGTTTATTAGTTAATGTTAATATAAGGGAGGAAACTAAAGATAAAATAACTAAAGCGATGGGTAACGTAAAAGATGCTGCGGGTAAAGTAGGAACCGCACTAAATAAAGTTAATTTACCAGTCCCAGCAGGTGGTTTAGGTAATTCTAAAAAGGGTGAAACTAAAGATGGTAAATTTTGTGATTAAAAATATGAAATTATGGCAGCAATACAAAGTATAAAAACAGTACTTGGATTTTTTAAGGGGTTAATGACACTATACACGCCACCTATACCTATAAATAAAGAAATTATACGGAAGGGTGTCCCAATTAATAAAACTGGTATTAGTCCATCGAGAGTGTATAATGAGATTAAAACTAGAAAAACTCAAGCGGGTGTTCCTAATGTACCATCAGAAGAAGATTTAAGGATGGAAAGAATTAGGGTAGAAGCAATATTAAATGAATTAATTGCCAACGCAAAAGTAGATATAGTGATCCCACCCAATGCGCTTCAAGTTACTGTTTATGCAGGTGTTCCAGGTCAATCACCACCAATAGGAATCGGTGTTAATGATACACCACCTTTTGCGACAATAAAAGGTTACGGTATTATAAGGTAATGGATATTAAAGTAGAGCATATGGATTGGGGTAATAAATCTAATAAAAAAATAAAAGAAGAATTAGAATCTTTAAAACATGGTCATATTGCCCTTAAAAATAAAATAGATACCCTTTTAGAAAATTTAATGGATATAGAAAAAGAATATTATTTAGGGAATACAATATTAAACAAACGACATAAAGGTATAGAATAAATGGGAGATAGATATAAAGATAGTAGAGATAATAAAACTATACCAATGATAAGGGTTGGTGAGGTTATTAGTGCGGTAGACTCGAAAAGAACTGGAAGAATACAATGTAGAATAGAAGGGATAGATAAAGATGTGTCCGATGCAAATTTACCATATTGTGTACCCCTACTACCAAAATACTTAAATATATTACCAAAAGAAGGTGAGATAGTTTTCCTTTTCCAATACGAGAGTAGACACATTGCAAAGTATGCAGAATACCAAACCCAAAGATTCTGGATTGGACCTGTTGTATCTGAAATAACTAAATTAAATTTTGACCCTAAAAAAAGTGCTAGGTCATTAATGGCAGACGGGCAACTAAAATTAAGTAATCCCGTAGGTAAGGATTTTAAGGGGTCATATCCAGATAAATTAGACATAAGTTTACAAGGTAGAAATAATGCTGATATAATTTTTAAAGATAAGGGGGAACAAAATGAGAATGGTGAAATATGGATAAGAGCTGGTAAATTTATAGATACGCCCGAAAGAAATGAATTTAATAATAAAGATCTTGGGTATATACAACTTAAATATGGTGGTGAACAATTAAAAAGGACAACAGAGGAAAAAGTAATAACTAATTACGTATATGATGATGCAAAAACATTAATAAATGTTAAAATTAATACACAAACACAAGGAACTGACCCAAATACATTAGCTGGGGATTTAACACCTAACGAATATATTTTAAATGTTGGGGATACTATTGTAGAAATAAAGGTTACAGATATAACAACAAAGGTGAATATTGCATCAATGACACCCACCACCTTCCCCAATAGAGAGGCAGCGTTAATTGCTGCTTATGCTTGGATATTACCATATAAAACTGGAAAATGGAAACTAAAATCTAACGCTAATGAAGTGTTGAAGAATTATGGGGGTGACGAAGGAGTTTTAAATCAAGTCGCATTTTTTAAAGGCGCAAAAAAAGAAGTTAAAAAAACCATTAAAGTTATTAAATTAATACCAGATAAAGATAAAAAATCTAGTGTATTGAATGTGGTAGCTAGTAAAATTAATTTAATAAGTCACGATGGTAACCATACGTTTGATTTAACTAATCCAGAAAGTTTAATTACTGATGAAGTTCAAGAAAAAATAAATAATGAAGCTCACCCCTTAGTGTATGGGGATAAACTAGTAGAATTTTTAGAATTAATGAAAAGATATGTATCATTACATATACATAATTATCATGGTATGCCTTCCACAGATTTACCTAATAAGATAAATGTTTTAAATTTTGACTTAGATAGTATATTAAATAAAAACATTAACAGTAATTAGTATATTTATATATAAAAATGGTAACTAGAACATACATAGATAAAAACAACACATTAATTAAGGATACTATTATTAATACTGGTAGAAACCCTATCACTGAATTATATTATGGTGGAAGTGAATCGGCCACTAATTATACTAGACATTTATTATATTTCGATATTGATACATTACAAACACAATATAATAATGGTGAGCTAGGTGATTTATCTAATGTGGTTCACACACTTAAAATGTGTAATAGTTCTTTTTTTGATGCGGATCTACAAGCACAAGAATTATTAGATAGTAAACGAAGAACTTTCTCATTTGATCTGGTATTATTTAGAGTTAATAAATCATGGGATGAGGGATGTGGATACGATTACCAAAGAATATTTAAATCGGGAGATAAAGATAGGGGTGTAGTTGAATCTTCAGATAACATAACTTTTGTTGAAGGTGCTAGTAATTGGTTAAATGCGACAACAACAACTCCTTGGGATAGTGGAGGTGTTTATTCGGGGTCACCATCAGCAATTACGATAACCACACAACATTTTGATAAAGGTAATGAAAATATTGAAATGGATATGTCCGATGAGGTTAATAGTTTAATTACTGGTGGGACAACAAATTATGGTTATGGTATCGCATTTGAGAGAGATTTAGAAATACTTATTAAAAATCCCGCACAATTCGTTGGGTTTTTCAGTAGACATACCCAAACGTATTACGAACCATTTTTAGAAACTACTTATAACGATACGGTTATAGATGATAGAAAAAACTTTTATAGGGGTAAAACAAATAAGTTATACCTTTATAGTAATTTAGGTGGTGAACCAACTAATCTCGATAATAATCCTAGTGTTACCATTTATGATGAATCTGGTAACGTATTTTCATCAATAACAACCGCACAAACAGTACATGTAACCACAGGTATTTATTATGCTGAAGTATTTGTTCCAATAACGCAAGAGGATGGTTGTTTATTTATGGATACTTGGGGTGATATTAATATAGGGGGGGTTAATCGACCAAATGTATCATTAGAGTTTGAAATTAAGGATGACACTGATTATTACAATATCGGTGATAATGAATCACTACCAATAGAATACGCAATATCATTAAGTGGTGTTAAAAGGGACGAAAAGATTAAAAGAGGAGACAAAAGAAAAATATTAGTTTCAGCAAGAATACCATTCACCATTAATCAAAGTGAAGTTATTGATGGTTTACAATATAGGTTATGGGTGAGGGAAGGGAACACACAAGTTAACGTTATTGAGTGGGAAGATATTAATAGGGCTTATCTTAAAAATTACTTCGTTTTAGACACTTCTTGGATGATACCTAACGAATACCATATAGATATCAAGTTAACCTCTAATTTACAAGTTAAAACACTCACAGACGCCATTAAATTTAATATAGTTAACCAAGTGGATCAATTACATTAAGTTGGTTATTCAGGTGGGTTTAAAGTAAAAGTCATACTTTCTATTTTCTCCAATACATCCTTTAAAGAGTCAGTAAAAATTTTATACATATTATCTTTATCTAATGGGGAGGGAATAGGAATATCAAAACTCATCATATTTTTTTCATTATTATTTTCATGCCTCATCGTGGAATCCCCAACAACATATTTTACATCAAACTTAACATGTGTACCCATTTTAGGGTGACCTTTTTCATCGTATGGTATAAATTTAATATACACCATCAGAGTATTTTTATCTGAGATATCGTAACGGTGCCTCACGCCGTGAATCACGTCACTTGATGGTATCCCCAAAATATTCCCCCTAAAAGGGATGTATAAAGTAAACCCCAAAGTTCCGGACCATAATGTAACACTTTCTTTAACAGTAAATAAATCTTTTTGTGAAATTATATGGTTAGGATCTTCCCATGTTATGGTGGCATCGCCAATTGTTTCACCCCTACCTTCTATATATGGTGATAATAGCTGATGTATTAATTTTCTATAAAGCCACCCTCTATCTTCTTTTTTATAGATTGGATCAACTTCTTGATATAATTTATCTCCATGCCACCAATGAGTTAAAGATAAGTCATATGCTTGATCATAAGGAATCCCCATGTCCTCAATTAAAAATGCTGCACCAACAAATCTGTCATAATCAGAGTCATAACCCCCCTTACCAAACTTCTTTTTTAATGTTTTTAACAATCTTTTTTCTTGTGGGGTAAATTCGGAAGTAGTATCTATTAATTGAGCTTCTAATAACACATCTTTTTTCTTAATCCTCATATTGGTTCTAATTTAATAATAAATATCTTATAAAACAAAAAAAGGGGTAGAAATAAATCCACCCCTTTTAAAGTTACTTATAATCTAACTAAGACTATCTCAACTCATTGATGTCAAATGTAACAACACCATCAACAGTCAACGCTCCGTAGAAACGGTTATTAACCATTTTCTTAGCGTATCTTGTCATTATCCCCTTCGTTGGTGCGAAGTTGAATGGGTTTTGTAACGTTGGAGTCAATTGTAATGGTACGTAAGGTGCATAAATGTACCCAGTATCCAATAACGATTTTCCTTTATGTCCAACAATTATTGAGTTAGCTGGTGCGTAAGGGTCACGATACACTGTGTAACGTCCTCCTAATGAACCTACTTTCTCAATACCCATGTTGTATTGATCTTGCTCTGGAGCCGCATTTGATACGTGGAAGTATTCTAAGTCATCAAAAATAGCTGATATCTCAGAAGATACTACTACGAAGTTAGCACCACCCCTTAGAGTTGATTTATGAATTTGAGCTGATAACTGATTAATTTTAGTAATCAACGTTTGATTCCACTCTTTTTGAGTGTAAGCGTTGAAACCACCACTAGCAGTTCGTTTCCAACCATTGTAATCCCATCTCAATTGCCAAGCTGCACCTACTCTTAAATCTCTAAGAATCTCTCTGTCGATTTCAGCTGCTACTTGTTCAGATAATAAAGCCGTTAATTCAGCTTCAGCATCAATGTTATGGAATGCACTAACATCTTGTGCTAGTTCAGGAGACCAAGTTGCTCTCAACTTTCTCTCTGTTACAGAAACAACAACTTCATCAAGTTCGAATGATACCTCACCCATTTCAGTTGCATATTCTAAAGATGCATATGTCATCCAGTTTACACTGAATGTTGCCGCTGATGTTGTTGCGTCACTACCACCAATGTAACCATCGAAGGTATTAGCACTACAACTAACACAAGCTGGTGTTGTAAGATCCACTTCAACTAGTAAACAACCTGCTGGAGTACAAATATCACCGTAATCGACAATACCTTTTCCATATTTTTGTGCTACTAATCTAAATGGTACGTTAGCATTGGCTGCAATAACTACATTACCACTACCGTCACCAGCCATAATTGGGTCAGAACCATTTACTATGTGTAATGAAGCTAAGAAAGCCTCAGTATCCATTTCATTACCATCTGCACCAACCATTCTACCAGCACCTGTACCAGTAAATCCAGTAATACAGAAAGTTAAATTTCTCATACTACCATCAGCCGCTAAAGGTTGATCAGCAAATATTGTTGAAACGGATTCTCCGTTTGCACTTAAGATAACTGGATCAATTCCACCATCCGAAAATAGTGTTGATTGTCCTTTAGACGCATCAAATAATCCATCATTATAAAAGATATCATAAAGATTCTTTTCTTGAAATACTGATAGTGTGTTACCACCACAAGCTGAAAATACACATTCCTGATTTGACAATGCTGGTCCGTTTAAGGCTGCATGATTCCTACCAGTTGTTTTCGGTACAAAGAAGAATAATTTACCAATCGGCATATTCATAGCTTGTACTGAAACGATGTCATTAGCCAATAATTTAGAGAATACTCTCCTTACAATTGGAAAAACAACTGTTTCGAATGAACCTGATGAGTTTGAACTCGTAGATTCGTTTAAAAGAGCCGATGCTTGGTTTTCATATAACTGAGCAATGTTCTCTCTTACGTGACCTTTTAAACCTTCTAGGAAACCAATTTTGTTCCACTTCGAAATAGTTTTAGATCTTATTTGTTTCAAGTGTTCAAGTCCGATATTTCCGACTTCACCTGAGTTTAATAAATGTCCCATTTTTTTTTGAGTTTTAATTTATATTATTATTATTATGATATCCTTTTCATTAAATCTTTAATCGCTACGATTTGTGGATCTACATATGCTGTAGATTCGTTTAAATCTGAAGCCGATGACTTAACAGTTCTGTTTACTTTCTTCTCTACTGATTCAGTAATTGGTGATTTACGATCCAATTCTGATTTAATAGTTTTATAAATAGATTTAGAACCTTTAACACTATCAGCTTCATCGAACCTCTTTAAGATGCTCATTTTTTCTTTTTTAGTGGTAGAGTGTTCAGTAAACAATCTATTTACGTATGCTAAATTTGTATTGAATAAAGCAACTTCATTAAGTTTATCTTTGAATACGTTAAGAGCTCCTTTGTATTCTTCATTTTTACTCTTAAGTTCTTTGTATTCTTTCATTATTTTAGAGTCAGCTACTTTGCTTACATTCTTAGGTGTTTTTCTCCTTTCAGAGATTGGTTTACGTGAATTTCTCCTTTCAGAGATTGGTTTACGTGGTTTACGAGATTCTTCTTGCCTATTTCTATGTCCACCTTTTCTTTGGTATCCTTTAGTCCTAGCAAGTGTATGATCTTCTTCCAAAGATTCATCGTCACGATCCCCCCATTTTCCGTAAGAATCTTCTCTACGATCTGAATATGATTCTTCTTCTTCAAGTTCCTTACCGGTCCTCATACCTAAAGATTCATCTTCTTTATCATCGTATCCTTGATCATCCATTTCTATTTCATAAATGGTTTCTTCTTCCAATTCTTCACAACCTTCTTCCAAAGAGTCATCACAACCTTCTGCCATTCCATCCAGTTCTTCCATACTTTCCTTAATGTAATACTCAGCACCTGTTTCGTTATCTGTTAAGTGAATTCCACATTCATCTTTGATTACTTCTACTTCGTCATCATCGCTCATTGCTTTGAAAACTTTAAGTACTTCATCATCGGGTGCACCAGTTAAATCTATTTCATCACCACCTAATAAATCCATAGGTAATTCCAAAACATCAATATCTGACTCTTCACCGTCATCAGGTAAATCAAGATCAAGATCTAATTCCAATTCTGCGTCACCTTCTTCATCTGCAGTAAATGCATCTAAATTAATTAGTTCTTCAGAATCATCTCCAGTTACAACATCGTCAACTGACATTCCATCCTCATTTTCATCGGACCCTTCTATATCGATTTCAAATTCTTCGTCTTCTTCTTTCAGAGACGACTCTACGATACTCTCAATTTCTTGCTTCATATGAGTGGCAAGTATTTCTTTCGTATTGGCTTTTAAGGCATCCTCTAAAGACTTAGCTTCTAGCAAAGCCTCTTCGATGATTGATTTTCTTTTTGTAGCCATTTAATTCTTTTTGTTTATTTTATATTATTAGAATATTTTATTTTGGCACTAATGTACCATGTTTTTTAATAAATATATAGAAAATTAGAAAAGTATGATTTTTGTGGTATTTTAGTCACATAAAAAATCATCTAAAGAACCAATAAGTAAATTCTTATCAGAATTATCTTTAGATTCTGCCATTTGTTCTTCCTTACTTGGTTCTCTATTATATATCCAAGAACCGGGAGTTGACGGTGATGTTACCACATCCCAACATATTAATTCAAAGTCATCTTGAACTATATTTTTACCATGCTCCTTCTCCAGGGAACCTACACCTCTAGAAGATACACCCATCTTTAAATTATTACGTAGTAAATTAGCAACTAAATCTCCTTCACAAGAAATAATCCCTTGGTTGACAAATCCTGGTGACATTATAATTTCTAATTTCCCCATTAGGACATTTCCCTCCCACCATAATTCTGTGACATTATGTGAAATCCTACTTATCGATACTATTGAACTCTCCGGGTGATCTGCCTCACCCATTGCTCTTCTTTCGTTAATTAGTTTAAGGTAGTTTTCTGCTTCTCTTCTTAAAATATTTTCAGGGTATATCCTTTCGTTCTTATTCTCAACACCATATTTCTGCATTACAGCATAAACAACCAAAGGAGTTTCAACTATTGTTCCACCCTTGGTTAATTTATTTACCTCATTAATAAAATGTTTATTATCTTTTGGAGAGATGTATCCTGAATCGTATTCTACAAGAATACCTTTTTTATTTACTTCATTACTCTTTAATATTTCTAACATAGTGACATACTTTACTAATAAATATATCTATGTTAAGAAAAACTTTATTTTTTAGTTTTATAAAAAGTAAAATGTTCTTGCTTTTCTAAACAACTACCTATCACATTTTTTACGATGTCAGTTGCGGTGTTTATCATCTTTGGTTTAGTAACTGATATATTGTTTTTTTGAAATAGTGTTATTTCACATGACATAAAACTTCTTTTACCATCACTTATACCTGAAGATCTCATATCTAAATCTACAATATATTTATCGGTGTGAAAGTCATTTACATCTATAGTAGAATTTATATTATGTTTTATTTGTTTTCTTAAATTACTTATTACGCTATTATAATTTATATTTTCTGTTTCTTTCATTGGCTCACCCCAAGCACATAAACTAATGTATATACTCTTTGGGTTTTTATTGTCAACCGTACCTAATCTTACTTTATAACTTGAATCTACATCTAAAGTTATTTCTTTTCCTCTTTTTTTCATTCATAATATTTTATTTTTATGTTATTTATGATTAAAATATACTAAATATATATAGGTTTGTCAACCACGAAAAAACCCACCTTATTGGGTGGGTTTAATCTCATTGGTTTATTTTGAAATATACCTATTTTTTATCTAACAATTTCACTAGTAAGACAACTGCTAACAGTCCAACGAATCCTGAGTTTCCTAAAGATTCAATTAGAGCGGTAACATTACCTACTACATCCATTCCAAATACTGCTTCACCGAAGAGTACTTGTACTAAGATACCTACAGTTAAGAATGTCATTAAGAGATCCGTAACTCCAGAGAAAAATGTTTTGATACTTCCAAATATCTTTTCCATAATTTTGTTTTTTAATTTTTGTTATTGGTTAAAATACTAAGTTTAAATGTATACTTAGACCTAGATTTCTTTCATCGTTTAAAACATCCGAAAGGGTTAATCTTGGTTCTATGTTTACATGATCTTTCCATTTATAGGTCTTACCTAGACCTAAATCAAAAGATTCTGAACTGGTACCATAACCAGCGAATGCAAAATTGTTATCTTTAACATAATACCTCGCACCAACATTGATATCATCAAAGTTTGCCATACCTAAAGTAATTCCCACATTTTCAAAGAAAAAATGAGTAATACTAGGAGAGGAAACATTAATAACATTTTCTGTTGAAGATATTGATAAAGTACTTAATTGAGTTGATCCCTTTTCTTGAGAAAAACCTGCAAAAGAACAAACAAATAGCGCAAACATTAAAATTAATTGTTTCATAATCACGTTTTTATATAATTGTTATTGGTTCTAATCAGTGGCCACTGATTGTTTAAGTTGGTAAACCTTATCGATGTCACCAACATATTCATCTGGATTATAAGCCATACTCAATAGTTTGTCTTTTACTCTGAGTAACTTATCTTTCATATCCAAATCAGTATTTTCATTTAATTTACTATCGATTAAATCAATACATTCTTTTTTAAGGTTTACGTACACATCTTCTTTGTTTTCATCTGTGCCGTTTAAAACTGATTTGATTATTTTTTTTTCACTTTCTGTAATATCTGAATATTTTAAATTAAATCTATTAATTGCCAATTTAGTTAATACACTAGGTGGTAAATTTAGAGATTCATATTGTTCAACTTCTTCTTCATCTACTTCCATCATCTTTCTTGTGATGAAATTAATTGACTCTTGAATTTTATCTATAGAGGAAGCTGTTTTTTTAGTTTCTACTAATACATTAATATGGTTATATAATTCTATATTTTCTTTAACTAATTCTTTACCCTCTAATAAAGATACTAATTTTTTTGACCCACTATTAATTTCTTTTTTATCTAATTTTTTTAATAGTTCGATATTTTCTTTAATATAGTATTTGGCATCAGACTCATTAATAAATTTTTTATCACTTAAATTCTTATATAGTAAAAATTGTGATTTTAATGATTTGTTTTCTTTTAGTTCTTTCAAGTAACTAATAAATAATTTTTTACCTTCACTATCTTTTTTAATGATAGATTCTGTTAGAATTAAGTTAAAGGTATCTTTTATTTTTCCAAAGTTATTCATACTTTTTTTATTAATAAATATTAAGATTTTATAAAAAGGTCTATTTTTCTTCGTCTCGTATTAAACCATCTATCTCTTTTGACATTTGTTCGATCTTAGAATTTATGCTTTCTACACCATTATCCACATTAATTATGTTTTGATCGTTATCTATACTCTCAATTAATCTTTTTAAATAAATGTTTTGATATTTTTTGGTTTTATTAGTTAGTTTGGATTTATTTTCCTCTACTATTAAATCACCTTTCTTATTTGTAGATTCTACCGGTGCTTCTGCTGCACCAGCTTCAGCTCCCGCTTCTGCGGTTGCACCACCTTCCATTTCAGCACCAAAGTCTGACCCGCCACCACCAAAGTCTGACCCACCACCGAATGATTCATCTCCACCGGACATGTCATCACCACCTTCTTCACCAGCTGCGTTAGTTGGTGTTGTACCGAATTCACCATATAAAGTATCTACCCTATCAAATATACCAGTCTTCTTAATTATAGTAGAAGTTTGTTCCATTTCTGCAGATGCAGCTTTTTCCATTCTTTGTTGTTCTAAATCATTTCTTATTTCTTCTTCACTCATCCCTAAAATATCTCTTTTAGCTCTAGTCATAGAATACGCACCAAAACCGTTACCTGCATCTGATACTGCATCCTTATAAAGAGTTACCTTCAATTGAGTTTGTTCAGTTTTTAACATATCCGCTTGAGTAGAAGGGTTGTTAAGTGACAACGTAAAGTTTTCTAATTCATCTTCTAATCCTAAAACATATAAATGAATAATTGCGATTTTATTTAATTCTTGTATTATCGATTGTTGTACTCTATTTATTGTCCTTGAAAATCTAATATCTTGTAGTGCTAAATTTTTACCTTCACCAGTCACCTCCTCGAAACCCAAAAATGGTTTAGGTACTCTAAGAGCTGTAAACAATTTTTTCTGTAGGTATTGTATATCTGCAATTTCTGATAAGTTAGTTGCACCAGGAAGAGTATCTATGGGGCTAGGGGCGTTAGGGTCTCTAACAGGTATAAAATAATCCTGATCTTGAGCCATTTGATTATATCTAGTATCTATTTGACCTGTTTTTTGATCTATAACTGGACTTCTTTTAAAGTTATCTGCAATTTTATTAATATATGCTGGAACATCTGCCTCATCGATATTACCAACAAATATTTTAAATATCCTTCTTTCTGGTGCCCTAGTTACTCTATATATTAACATTGCATCTTCAGATAGAAGTAATTGTTTCCAAATTCTTCTCGCTTTTTCTAATACTGACGTACCATAAGGTAATCTCCTATCATCACCCAATAATCTAAAATGTGCTATTTGCCAAGCATTAAATTCTATATCCTTATTACTCCATACAAATTTAACTGGGTTAAATTTATCCTCAGTTTCAAGACTAGAATTTTCACCGAACCCATCATTCTCTTTTCTACTTACTTCTATATTGGGTAATTGTTTTACGTTGGTTATACCTTCTTCACCATCTATATTTAAAAATAAAAAATTGTCACCGTATTTACATGTGTTTCTTACCCACATAGGTAAATTTGTGTGTATATCTAACCTATTAAAAAATAGGTCTTGTAATATTCTTTTAACTCTTTTACTTTCTGAAAATATGTTTAAAATTCTACCTTCCCCGTTTTGAGTTGTAGATTCTTCCATAAAAATGTCTAATGCCGCTGCTATCTCTGGGAAAAATTCCATCCCTTCAAAATCTGCATATGAAGCTAATCGTGTAGTTTCATAATATATCGAGTGCTGATATATCTCATTATCAACCTTAGACCACATATCAGAAAGATATTTATTTTGTTGCATTTGCAACTTTTTATGATCGTATTCTTCTTTAGATTGTGTTTTAAGTAATTCTTCATTACCTAATGAATATCTGGATTTACTTTGTTTCTGACTTATCTCAGGACCAAATAAGTCTCCTAACTGTTGAAATATTGTTTTTTTTGCCATCTTATCTTATATATTGTTTTACCATTATAATAAATATCTATTAAAAATAAATATTATCTAATCCCAAATAACCAATTAAATTCACCTTTATCATTATTTCCGTTAGATGCCTCTTTTGGGTGATACGTTGGGGTGTTAGTATAAAAAGGGTTAACGTGGGGTTTATCTATTTTATCTGTTTCATTACCACTAGACACAGTAACCCAACTATCTAACATTGCTTTTGTTTGTTTTTCTATGGCTTTTAATTTTTTAAATGTTGTTTGTACAATAAATATTGGCATTGCCAATGCCATAATTATATCATCATGATACCCATCCATATGATCTGGCCTACCATTTCTATACACAAAAGTCTTTAATTCAGAAATCAATCTAACTGATCTAATAATTGTTTTACTTTCTCTTACATGCTCTTCTAAATCACTAACCATTTGTAACCTTGTGTTCCCTACATTATAACCTGGAACCTTATCACCTTGTTTATATACACTTTTTGCGTATTTTTCACTTAAGCTTCTACTTTTAGGGTCATCATAATGAAGATATTTATAACCCATTTCTAGAAGTTTCATTACTGTAGAAACCCCCATACCACCAGTTATATCTACAACAGTATATGCTTGATAAAGATTACCATACTTATAAACTATTTCCGCTAATAAATCAGGTGGTAGTTTATATTGAAATTCTGCAACCTGTTCTAAACCATCAAAATCTAATATTACTATAGTGGAACTATCTTTTCCATCTCCTCTAGATACATCCACACCCATAATATATTTATGACCCTCTTCTGGTTCTTTCCATATCCACATAGATTTTTCCATTTCTGCCATATATTTTGGTTCTTTAACATAATTATCGTTTTGGTATTCGATATATTCATCATCTATAACGTTACCACCAGAACTAACAAATGACACATCTAATTCTTGGGCTATTTGTTTTTTATCCCCATTCATATCCCTACACATTTCTTCATACCATGGGGAGGATGCTTTCCATCCATCTTTAACCATTATAGTGTAATCATCTATGTGGATACTATCAGTTTCATATGTGTTACCACTATATTCCCATCTTAATTTTTCTCTACCGATACTTTCACAAACAATTATTTCTTCCTCACCCCTTAACCACCTTAAATTTCTATTATATCTTATATCTTCATGCCACCTCATTTCAATAATTTTAAAATTATTGTCCCCTTTCTTTGCACCGTCATACGTTCTATAATATAACGCATCTTGCCCATTAGGTGTTGATATTAACGTTACCTTACCACCAGTACCCAAAGAGGTTAATGCAGCACCAAATACCTCAGCACCATTATCGATAAACGCAGCTTCATCCATTATTAAGAATGTAGGGGTATACCCCCTAAGAGCATCTTTAGATGTTGCCAAAGCTTTAACCTCACATTTTGTGCCCTTTGTTTTTATATGTCCCTTAGCTTCAATATCTAAATATGAGTCACCTTCTTTTACTCCCCATACCCATGCAGGCATTTGATCTAAAAAATCTTTTATTTTTTTAAGAAATTCTTGGGCTAAAGTTTGTTTATTTGCTAATACCAATACTTTCCAAGGGTTATTAGGGTCACCGAAAGCAATTTTTACTGCGATATATGCAGCAGTAGTAGTAGATACACCTGCCTGACGAGGTTTAGTAACAATATTTCTATTGTGGTTTTCATATGATTCTATTATTTTTTTTTGTTTAATATATAACTTAAAGGGAACAAATCCTTTTTGTGTTAAATCATATGTTTTCAAAAACGTTTCAATTGCATATGTAGGGTCACCTAAACAACGTGCGTATATTTTTAATTTTTCTGCTCTATCCATAAGGTTAGTTTACTAATAAATATAAAAATGTGAATAAAACTATTAAAATGCAACTAAATTATCGTTTTTCCAAGCTTCATAATTGGGACCTAACTGATAGGTAATCTGTCTACCATTTCTAACAGGGGTAATAATTCCAGATTCTTGGGCTGCTTTCCAAAAATACGCATGTTGACCTGTTGATCTCCCCCTGGAGTTAATATAATCCAAAAATCCCGACTTCGTTTTGGGGTTAACATCCTTTAGGTAGTTAACCAAAGACTGCATCATACCATCTTTCTTTATAAATGTTAATCCCCTATGTTTCTCAAATAAGGTTATACCATGTTTAATCGCCCATTCTTTAACGTAGGGGTATATTTCATCATAATTACCCGACCTATCTTTCATAATTGATGCCCTTTTAATTGCACCAGCGACTTCAAAGTTATCAAAAAGATATTGTATCGCATCATAAGTTAACCCATCTCTCATTTCTTTTACTATCTCTATACTTGATTCTGTTATAGAATAACCACGGGGTATAGTTTTTAAAACCGCATCTAATTGCAAAAACTTAGAATAAGGGTTTGACCCACCTTGAACGATTTCTTTAGCTGCGCTTTGCCCAACCAAACCAAAATAGTTTCCATACTTATCTCTTAAATCTTTAGATATATAGTAATTATCCTTTATTTCTTTTAACATTTTCTCTTTAACTAACTCCATTAACACTGAATTATTAATAATTTCTTCTTCACTATATGAATATAAGGTAGTGATTTCATACATAGTTGTTTTTAGGTCTGCACTTGACAACCCTTGTTTTACTTTATTGGCCAATTCCATCTGTTTGGTTTCTTCCTTTACTATTCTCCTATGTTGTGACTCTGTTATTATAATCTTCATATTAATAAATATTAGTTACCACCATATAAATTATCTCGTAATGAATCATTAAAATAATCATTCACTATATTATGGTCTGGATAAAAATATTGTAAGTCAGGAAATCTCAGCTCATCCCCACTTTCTCTTAATACCTCTCCCCACGATTCTATATACTCTGAATAAGAATGTTCTGGGAAATCTGAAAAGGTGTCCAACCATTCTTTATATAAATTGTCATAATCTTCTTGTTTGATGGGGATTTCTAACATATTTAACTCATTATTTTTATCTGGACCCGGAACCTGCACCCATTTTGGGTTGCCCCCGAAAAAACTTTCCAACTCTGACATTGCACCCTTGAATAATTCTGAATGTGCAGCATCATTATATGCTACATTATAAAGATTTACCATATCACTTTTTAATTCATCAAATTCATCTAACTCATTAATCAAATCATAAAGTAATGAAGAGGTATCCCCATCTTTAATAAAATTTATTGTTCTTCTATCCATTGGGATACTACCGGTATCTGGGTCAACTACATCTAAAAACGATTCAGGGGCGTTATGAAATAAATCATCTTCGGATGTATATGAAGGGAGAACTTCTATTATAGATTGTAACCCTTTATCATCAAGGCTATCCCACATTTCTTCTAGCGGGTAGTTATACCACCCAAATATCTCAACATAATCGCCACCAAAAATTGCATCACTTATCCATTCATTATCAAATAATGGTTTAAATTCATAATAAGAATCTACAAGGATAAATTTTTGATTACCTTCACCCTTCTCTACTACATCTATAAATTTATATGGTTTATAAAATTTACCCCACCATCCAGTATCTTTTAAAAATTGATATTTGTCATCAGTACTTTTAACCCAATAATCAATCTCACCATCACTATCTAGAGTGTCGTAACCATTATTAACTAACCATTTAAATGTAAAAAACTTAGCATCCCATTCATCCAAACCAAATGTTTTTTCTACATCATCAGAAGCTTGCAAACTACTTTTATCTTCGTCTTCTGTTCTCCCTCGCCAAACGTCCTTCCTTTTAAGAAATTTAAAAATGGCATTCTCTAGTTTAGGGGATTTCCTAATATCTTCTGTAATTATATTTTTAAATGTTAATTTCACACCTTTGGGGTATCCTATCTATTTTTTATATAAATATCTTATGTATATAAAAAAATCCCACCTTGATGGGATTCTAATATTATCTTTACAGTTTTTTTATTTTAGTATTAAAAATTTACAAATACTTGTATAACTTATCCATCATATCAATATCACCCGCATCTAAAGCATCATCTATTAACTTCTGGATTTCAGATTTTGACATTTCAGAATAATCGACATCTTCTGGTGTTGCCGTATCTTCGGGAGTATCTTCTTGTGGTGAAGGTGCAATACCCACATCATCTAATAAATCATCTAATCCCGCATCGAAAGTATTTTCATCGCCTGTTACAATATCTTCTAAGCTATCATTTTCATCTTCTTGATGTAGTTCTCTTAGGTGGTCAATTACTTTTTCACATTCATGAGTAGAGGATAGTATTTCTTTCATAAAACTATGAAATTTATCTGCAGGTAACTGAGATAGTTGTTGGAATAACCAATGTTTTATCTTATAATCCTCATCATTAATACATTCAAGAAATTTCTCCCACATTCCTGGACCCAATCTCATTCCCCATATTTCACCACTAATAGTATCAGCTCTACCAATAACATGTTTCAGTTCATCGGAATCCATATGTTTTCTCCCCCAATCCATTGCAGCTAACTCCATAACCCCTTTGATTAATTCATGTACTAAAAGAGGGAATATCCACGCTTTAGCTTCTATTATAGGTTCTTCCTCTTCCTTTATACCTGTTTCTTCTTCTTCTTCATCTTCAGGTTTTTTTGGTTTTTCCCATTTAATTTTTTCTGTTCCACCAATAGCACTACCCATAGCACTTTCTGGAACTAACCAATATTGGTAATCTGCCAATGACATTAATTTACCATAAAGACCCATTAAACGAGGGTCTATCTTATCTAATTCATCAGCAACTTGATGGAATATATAGTGACCTTTCTTTGCTGCCCCTTGCATCATAGCATTAAGTGAATTTCTTTTAGCAACTTCAGAATCTAATTCTTTCATTCTTTCAGCACTTTTAGGTTTGAATTCTTCTTCTTCACCCTCTTCTCCTTCTTCCTCATTATCATCATCTAAATTTAATTCTGATCCGGGTGGAACTAGATTTGGTCTTAACATATCTTCCGGTATATCAAACTCCTCACTTACTATATCAATTGCCAACTGCTCTAATTGTGCTTTTTTTGATTGTTCAATTTCCCCAACTTGTTGCATAATTTGCATCATTTGTCTCATCATCCCCATATCAATATTTTCTACCCCATGATATCTTTTAACCATATTAACAATATCTTTAAATCTTTTACTAGCAAGTTTTTCTGAATATTTTTGAGATGTTCCAGTACCTGGTAATGAAGGACTACCACCAAATGGGTGAGTGTCTTGACCTAAACTTTGTTCAATACTTTGATCCATTCTTTCTCTATGAGATGGGTCGTATTCTATTGCTTCTCTTAAATGTTTCTTTACTATTAGTTTAGTAATTTCGTTTATTCTATTTATTTTCTTTCTCATAGTTATTGTTTTATTTTATACTTTGTATACCAACCCAAAACTGCCAAGATTCTTTAGCCATCTTTTCGAATATATGTTGTACATTTCTCATTTCATGGTTACCATTGGTATTATCTATTCTGTTAAATGCAGCTCGGATTAATATATCTCTAATCTTTTGTTTATTATCTAATAAATAGTTTATAGTTACTAACCTTTCCTTTAATATGGAGATAGTAGTATCATTTTCCCCATCTTCATTATCATATTCTTCTTCCTCAATACTCCTCTCAATAGATTCTGGATCATTTCTTTCTCCATATAAAAATCTATGTAGATCGTCTTTTGCCCAATTAAGTATTGGGGGTGATTGAAACATATTAACAATCCCACTTTGTCGGATCATCTCAAAGTATTTCATTATATCCCTTCGTTCTTGTGGGTCTACCTCTCTTAGGTAAGGAAAATCATACCGAGACTCAACTATCTTACTTTTTTTTTTAACTGATGAATTTTTTATATATTCCAGTAAATCATTTTTTTTCATTCTGGGATTGATGGATTCTTTTTTAGATTTTTTACTCCCTTTCTTTTTTTTCTTAACTTTTTGGGGTAATTCATCGTAATCTTCATCGGTCATTGTAGAAGCAAATTCATCTGCAATATCGGGCTCATTTGCATAAAGATAAGCTTGTTGTGCTTTGGATGCAAACTTTTCAGATATTAAACTTTTTATAATATCCTTTTTTTTCATTTTATCTTCTAAATTTATTCTTCTTTTTTGATTTTCTACCTAACATTTTTTTAATTTCATTAACTGTTACAGTTTTAATCTTACTTTCTGTTTTAACTGCATTTGGACCCACTTTTACTGTGTCATCTTGTTCTGGTTTGAAATTACTAGGTATATCTCCAGAGTTTTCAAAACCATAGTATGTTTCATCTACTATGTCTACCCCTTTTTCTTCAAATTCCCAATCATCCATAACTGGTGATTGTTCTGGTAGGTGTCTCATATAAATTTCTGGATACAACTTAGCCATTCTTCTTAGAATCGCATCGGGATTTTTTCTCATGTATCTAATTACCGCAGGATCCATATCTTCAGCATATTGACCAAATACATTCTCAATACCACCTTCTCTAGGGGTTTGTTTATATTTCTTTTTACTGTAAGTGTCCTTCATTTCCCAGTTTTCCATAACATTCTCCATTAATTTACGTCTGGTTGCCCGCTTAATTTCCTTACCAAATATCTTAACTTTCTTTTTCATTTTATGTGTTTATTAATTCTTTATTATAGTTTAATACTATATCTTTTTCATATAGTTTATCGTTTACTGATTTAATATCCTCCCCGAAAGAAAAGAATAATCTTTTTTCTGGATATTCATCATATCCTTCCATATTTTCCCAAGCCATAGAAACAACACCATCAACTGCGTCCCACATTGCAAATGAATCGGATTCTTGAACCAAATCCAGTTTTAATGTAGTATTTAACACCCCAGTCTCTTTAATAAATTTTACTTCTGGTGGTTCAGGGTTACCTGAAGATGGGTACGAATCCCATCCCTCTCCGTCAATATCTTTTATTATATCTGAAAAAAGAAACTCATAAATGTAGTTTCCTTTCCAGTTTTGACCTATTTTATTTATATATACTAATTTCATTTTTAATACATTCTTCCTTTTCGTATAGTAGCTTTTCTTCTTGCTACTTCTGCTTTAGGTTTTCCCTGTGTACCTGGTTCAGGTTTCCTAATTTTTTTCCATCTTGGTTTACCTGGTGTGGTACTTGGTGTAGTTGTTGGTGGTGCGACACCCGGTTCTTTAACCGGAGCATTTCCCATCAACGATTCAAAATCTATTTCTATAAAATCATCTCCGTCATCTTCCCAACTAGGTGTTCCAGGATTGTCATCGTTTGTATTTGGGATACCGTCAGAATCCCTATCACCCTTTCTACCAAAAGTGCGTTCTGGCCAATCATACATTTTATTACCCATTCCGTAATCTATACTACCATCATCGTTACTATCTACATCATACTCATTAGATATACCATCACCATCCCTATCAAATTTAGGTTCTTCTCCGGTTCGGTATAAAACATCTTGTCCTAACATTTCAGTATCCATATAATCTATATCTTCATGTACATCATCCCCAGCCAACATATCCATATCGTCATCTTCTAACATATATTCATTTCTATTATATTTACCATAATTAGTATCTGACAAATTATGATGTTCTCCCATACAAGACTCACAACCTTCCCCCAAACATTCTTCACACATTGAGTGGTTTTCTTTTAAAACTTTTTTTAGTGAATTTTTAACATTTTTTCTTAAAAATGTTTCCATTAATTGTTTTTTGGAAAATGACCTTGATTCGTTAAATTCGGTACCTTCTTCTTCTCTATCTTCATGGTCTTCATCATAAGACATATCAGACTCAAGGGCTTCAAGATGTTTTTTTATTTCACTAATCCTATCTTGTGGTGACATTTCTTCTTTCTCTTTTAAATCTTCTTCTTCTTTATGGTCGTGACCTTCATCCTCACCATAGTCAAAAGTTTCCCTACCTTCAGAATCTTCAGTAATTTGATCTTCTGACGGTTCACCTTCAGGAACTTCTTCTACATCTAAATCAACATCAACCTCTTCCGTATCAAATTCATCACCTTCTCCAGCTTCTTCATCTTCACCCTCAATCTTAGCAATAACATCTTCAACATCTTCCTCATCCATTTCTTCAAAATCAATTGCTGAAATAACTGAGTTAATGACGTATTTATCTAACTCCGAATCAGGGTCATCCATATCTCTCATTAGTTGTGTGACTTTTCCAGTAAGTTTTTGTATCTTTTTGGTTGTTTCGTCCCCATCTTCATCATCCATTCCTTCATCATCCATTCCTTCATCATCCATTCCTTCTCCACCATCTTCAGCAGCGAATGGGTCTTCTCCACCACCTTCAGCAGTTTCCATATCATCCATCGCAAATTCATCTACCTCTACTGTATCTTCTACTGGCGCTTTTGGTGTTTTTACCCTAATTACTTGCTTTTGTTCTTCAACATCTTCCTCTTCATCATTTATTAACTCTAATTTACCATCATCATCATTATCGGGGTCAGAAACCTTAGTCTCTTTAACTACTACCCCACTAGCGTTGGATACCTGAATCTCATGACCATCGGATTCAAAAAGATTTGATCCCACTTCAATACCATATGACTCATTCAACATATCAAATTTCATATTTAATTGTTTTAATGCTTCAGTATATGTATTATACCTTTCAATGTATTTATTTTTAGCACCACCAACGTATTCAAAATCTTCTGCAATTAATGTTCCAGATGTTTTTTCAGTTGTTTTAATAAAGTAGTTATGATTTTCTCTAATAATACCATAAACAATTCCATTTGGTCCCTTTTTTATGAAATCTATTTCTGAAAGTGAAGTACTTTCATTTAGTGTTGTCATTCTACTCATTAGATCAGTAATCCTATTGATTTTATCTTGACCTTTTAGAGTTTTTGGGTTTGTAAATTTTCTCATTTTTTTATTTTTTATATTTTTAATTTTAATTTTTATCCGTTTGTTGGTAATCCAGTTTTTATATTTACAAATTGCCACACTTCGTTATGTGAATCACCAGATATTAAACCAGTTTGAACTTTTGTTTGTGGTGCAATTGGATTTCCTAACAAAAGAAAATCTGTAGATAATATTGTAGTATTTTCATCTACAACAATATCTAATGTTTCACCTATTGACCCAACTACGTTGGTACCATTTATTGTAAATGGCCCTGTAGTATTAAAATACACCGCACTATATACGAAATTATTAAAATCTGTAGTACCACTAGTATGAATTACTGAATATGTTCCCGTTAAATATGTTCCCATTCTTTTATTTTATTAATAAATATTGCATTTTTAATAAAAAAACATAAAATAGTTATATATTAATACTTTATAAGCTTTATAGATTCATCCAATGTTAATGAATTATCATACGCCCTAGTTTCTATTGTAGTTAATTTATCTAGATACTCACTTCTTCTAAGAACTTTAAATGCAATATTCTCAAAAGAATATTCACCTTCACGATCCAATCCGGCTTGTCGCATTTTCTTTAATTTCTCTTTAAGTGTTTTTATACTTCTAATTACTTTATCATACTCCCCATCTTTATACATCTCATAAACATGTTTAATTGCATCAACAATACTATTAACTTTTTCACTTACTTTTTTCGCATCTATTTTCTTATCACCTCTTTCTGGTTTAACAACCCATCCATCCCACATTACAGAATACACACCACTAGAAACATGTGATTCATGAGTATCTTGTAAATATAATTCCACATCATAACCTTTTATGGTAATAGAATGTTTTTCATTCCATAAATTCTTTTTTGAGTTAAAATATTCCCTAACCAAATCCACATTTTCATCCACATCTTCAAATTGTAGTAATATATGTAGATCAACATCTGAAAATTTTGACCAATTATAATTAGCTAAACTACCAGTTAATATAACATCATCCAGATCAACCCAACCGATATCCAAAGTTTCAAAAAAATCATCAGCAATCATCAGTAACCTAGATCGAACATCACTATGCATTTTTTTATCCTTGTCGAATACTTTTGGGTTTAATGTTTTTTTTACTTTAAAGGATGATAAGTCAATATTTTCTTTGGCGATTATATCACTTACCTCTTGTTCTTTTAATCTTTTAATTCGCATAAGTATTTTTATAATAAATACTCACATTAATTATTAAATTAAAGTTATTGGGGAAATTAATTATTTAATGGTGATTTAATTGTTTTGGTTTTTCTTATGTTTAACATAATACGCATAAACACATATAACACCTGCAAATACCCAACTAAATATTACTACTTCTTTCATCTTATTAATGTTACTGTCCCTGAATGGGATATTTTTTTATCTATTTTAAGTTGGTATACATATGTTCCGATGGGGCATTGTTTACCTCGGTATGTCCCATCCCAAATCTCTGTTAAGTGAGGTGCTTCGAATACTTGTTGACTCCATCTATTATATATTTCGATTGTAATATGATCTAAACCTTTACCCATCACCCGGAAATAATCATTTATTCCGTCATTATTAGGTGAGAATACATTTGGAACAAATATAGCATGTTCTTGGGGTACTTTAATTGTGTTTGAAATTGAATGCACATACATTTCATTGCTGTGAGCAACTACCCTATATACATCATAGTTTATCTGACCTATTAGGTTTAAAGATAGTAGTGTTAATATTATTGTTATATTATTTTTCATTTTAATTTATTTTTTAAATCCCTATATAGCCAATATCTTCTATTATATCACATTCTAATTCTTTTATTATTTCAGACATTAAAATATGTTGTTCACTAATAGTGTCACCACTCAATGCAAGAATTATTTCTTGACATTCATATAGTTTAGATAATAATCTCTGATTTTTATTTGATTCCATTTATGAATTTTTCAGTGTTTGTATCTGCTCGATAATTAAAGTAGTGTCAACAATGTCCACTACTTTCTCTACTTTATATTTTTTAATCGTTGAATGTAAAATTTTTCCTTGACTTTCAGCACCCTCAAATACATCATAATCATTTCTTGATACATCATGATACAAATATTGTCTACCACTATTAAAAATTATTGCCAACTTCTTACCTCTGATATCGTACTTTGAAGCTAGTATATTACTTGAATCGTACAAGTTTTCGATTGCTCCATTCTCTTCGTGTTTATTTAAAACCATAATTTAATTTTTAAAAAGTTTATATGAGTCTATTTCTTTTAATACATATATTTTCCCCTTTACTGTTGAAGGTGTATCAATATTGTTACCAGTCTCATCTTCTGTTATAATAACATAATCTCCAGTTATGATCATTGCACAATCACTATGCTCAACCCTAATTGTGGGTTTTATATCTGGATCACTACTATTTTCATTTTTTATTAGTAATACTATTTTTTTAAACTTTGGTGCTGATGGTATCATAACTTATATAATTATATATTTTTTTTATTTAAAAATCAAATTTTTGTTAAAATAAATATAATAAAAAAGCCACACCTGTAAAGGTATGGCTTAAATATTATTTTAAATATATTAGATACGCTAAGATATCTCTATAGTTTTTGTTAAATTTTTGGTCTTTGTTGGTTTTTCTTTTGGTATAAATAAAGTAGTAATTCCATTATCTACCTTTGCGTGTATCTCATCTGCAACAATATTTTCAGGTAAATTAAATGACCTATAAAATTTATTGGAGTGGTATTCTTTAGCAATATATTCACCAGTTTCTTTTTTATTAGTGTTTTTTCGTTCACCTCTTATTGTAAGAACACTATTATCTAGTTCCACAGATAAATTGTTTTTTATAAACCCTGGTGTTGATAACTCATACCTATACGACCACTCATCTTCATAAATGTTGGTAGGTGGTAGGTTTTGAGCATAATCTCTATCCTTACGTAAAGGATTATTTTCAGTGATCCTATTTAAAAAGGGTGTTATTGTGGAGTTACTCCATAAGTAATCGTCATGTGTAAACAAATCTTTTATTATTTCGTTAAAATCTCTTCGCATTTTTAATTTAATTTATTTTTTTATTATTATTTGAAATTTAATAATCCATTGTCAAAACATATACCATATTAGTTTTTATGTCAAAATGACATTATGGGTTATTGATGTTTTTACCTTTTACCTTATAATAGTTTACATCAATACCATAAGTTGTTAATTTATTTTTAGGTATATAACAATCTCCAGTTTTTAACAAATGTTTTATTCTATTTTCCCCAAAGTTAATATTAAAATCTACTAAGTCAATACCAACGTATTTTCTTTCATTTTTAATTGCTGCCACACCTGTGGTTGAAGACCCAGCAAACGGATCTAAAACAATGTCGTTGATATCTGACCCTACCTTAATAAACCATTCAGCTAAATCCACATGAAAAGGAGCTGGGTGTAATACACTGGGGTTAGATTCTGCGGGTGTAATAACAACATTATGTGGTAATGCCCCATCAGAATTTAATTTAATTTTTGTGTGTTCATAAACCCCATCTCTAGAATTGATTGTTGGTACTGGTCGCTTCATTCTTCTTTTTGTAACTTCAGAATGAGGTGTCCTACAATTAGTTGCTCTAAATTTTGGTTTAGTAGAGTTTGAAAAATGGAACACATACTCATACCTATCAATTGCTCTGTATTTACAATTAGTGGGCATAGATTGTTTTTTAAACCATATATAAGGTTTTGCAACCAAGTACCAACCTTGTTTACTCATCTTATATTTTAATTCATCTAATACTGGGTGAACAACACCATTTTCGATTTTGTCGTTAATATTTAGGAAAAAACTACCATTAGGTTTTAATACTTGTAAAAACTTTTCTGTAAATTCTAAAAGCCAATCTGCATACTCGTCCACATGTATGGATCCGACAGATCCATCTCCGTTACCACTATAATTTTTTCTGAACGAATAATAGGGTGGTGAAGTGAATATCATATCCACTAATTCGTTCTTTTCCACCATTTTAGAAATTATTTCTTTTGTTTCTCCTAAATAAAGTTTATATTTGTCTTTCATTATTTATATTTTATATATGAATTTATTAACAAACATAATAATATTTATTTAAAAAAACAAATTTAGTCATGAGAAAAGTATTACCGAAAGTAAAAAAAATAATAAACAAGTCAATCGATGAAGCCAAACTTTATAATGATTGCGAAATAAAGATAGAACATATTATCATTGCGTTAATAAACGATTTTAACAATGAATCAATAAAATTTCTTTTAGAGATGGGCATAGATATTGATGATTTACATAGAAAGTTAGAGAAGGGTATAGTAAAAAAGAAAGATGATGGTAGAACGATAATCAAACACATTCCAATGAACGCACATACAGAAAAGATAATGAAGGGATCAGAAAATGAATGTGATAAATTAAAAGAATCTTATTTAGACACCACCCATATTTTATTATCCACACTAAAAGAAAAAAATAATGTTACAAAAATTTTAAACTCTATGGGGGTAAACTATAAAAACTACAAAAATACAATTAAAAAATCATTAATCGATAATATGGATAATGCTTTTGAATCTGCTAATGACCCAGAAGAAATATTTAATAGACCATCCAAGAAGAGAGGAAAAACAACTTCTAATACACCTATACTAGATAATTTTTCTGATGATATAACAAAAAAAGCATCAGAAGGAAATATTGACCCAGTTATCGGTAGAGATGATGTAATACAAAGAGTTGCACAAATACTTTCAAGAAAAAAGAAGAATAACCCTGTTATAATTGGACCCCCAGGTGTCGGTAAAACAACAATCATTGAAGGTTTAGCTTTAAAAATATATGAGGGAGATGCCCCAAGAACACTATTAGATAAAAGAATTATTTCTTTAGATTTAACTTCATTAGTTGCAGGAACCAAATATAGGGGTCAATTTGAAGAACGAATTAAGGGTGTTGTTGATGAATTAATGAACACTGATGATATTATATTATTCATTGATGAGTTACATAATATGGTTGGTGCAGGAAATGCTTCAGGATCAATGGATGCAGCAAATGTATTTAAACCAGCACTATCTAGAGGTGATTTACAAATAATTGGTGCAACCACATTAGATGATTTTAGGGAACACATTGAAAAGGATGGTGCACTCACCAGAAGATTCCAACAAGTGATAGTTGACCCACCATCAGTAGAAGATACGATTACAATATTAAATAGAATAAAAGATTCTTATGAAGAATATCACAAGGCAACTTATTTAGAAGAATCAATTGTACAATGTGTTAAACTATCAGATAGATATATTACTGACAGAGAATTTCCTGATAAAGCAATTGATCTTATGGATGAAGCTGGTGCTAGATCACAAGTTAACGCAAAACCCCCTGAAGTTATCAATAAATTAGAAGGTGAAATTACTAACATAAAAGAAGAAAAAAATGATGTGGTTAGGAATCAAAAATATGAGGAGGCTGCAAAACTTAGGGATAAAGAAAGACAAGTAACTGAAAAACTTGAAGAGGAGAAAGAGGTTTGGAAAGATAAATTAAATAAAAAAAGAACCATTATAACACCAGAAGATATTAGTGATGTGGTTTCCATTATGACAGGGATACCATTAAGTAGATTAAGTGAAGATGAAGGGAAGAGGTTATTAAATATGGAAAGTGATATGAAAGGTAGTGTAATTGGACAAGACAGTGCCATTGTTAAAATATCCCAATCTTTAAGAAGAAATAGGGTAGGTATTAGAAACCCAAAGAAACCTATTGGGACATTTATGTTTTTAGGACCGACCGGTACTGGGAAAACACATTTAGCAAAAAAATTGGCGGAGTATATGTTCGGTAATGAGGAATCACTAATAAGAATTGATATGTCGGAATATCAAGAAAAACATACAGTTTCAAGATTAATTGGCGCACCTCCAGGATATGTAGGACACGATGAGGGTGGTCAATTAACCGAAAAGGTTAGAAGAAAGCCCTACTCAATATTATTATTTGATGAAATCGAGAAAGCCAATAGAGATGTATATAATGTATTGTTACAACTTTTGGATGATGGGCAATTAACAGATAGTTTAGGTAGGAAAGTTAACTTTAAAAATTGTGTGATAATAATGACATCAAATGTGGGGGCAAAGAAACTCCAAGATTTTGGTACTGGATTAGGTTTCACAACTAAAATGTTAGAAGGTGATTCAGATGAAAATAGAAAAAATGTATTAAAGAAAGAACTTAAAAAACATTTTCCACCAGAATTTTTAAATAGGTTAGATGATGTTGTTATATTTAATTCACTTAATCAAGAAGAAATAGCTCAAATAGTAAAACTAGAGATTGCTAAACTACAAGAAAGAATGGTAGAAATAGGTTACAAACTTAAACTAACCAAATCCATAAAAGATTTTCTAGCGAAAGTGGGTTATGATGAAGAATATGGTGCAAGACCACTTAATAGAGCAATACAAAAGTATGTTGAAGACCCTGTATCGGAAGAAATATTAAAAGGTAATGTTAAGGAAGGTCAAACTATTATGATTTCTTATAGTAAAGTTAAGGAAAAGGTAGAGGTAAAAGTAGTAGAATAGAGATTATTACGCATAATATTTGGTAAAGTCAAATTTTTTTCGTATATTTGTATTAAATCAAACAACTATGAAAAACTTAATCACATTATTAATCGTATTAACCTCTTTAAATGGGGTTTCACAAATAGATTCTCTAACTATAATAAATTATTATGATACGATAGTTCATTATGGAGAATACTCTTCCAGTGCCAAATCACATAAAAAATTCAAAAAAGACGTTAAAATATTTGTTAAGGGAGAAAAAATAGATTATTTAATTGAAGAATTAGAAAAGGTTGTATCTGAACTAAATGACATTATTAGCCCTATCAATATATCGATAACTACTAATAATGATGAATCTAATCTATTACTATTTTTAGGGACACGAAAAGAATTCTCTAAAATTAATATGGAATTTGATGAACATACAAAGGGTAATACTCAAGGTTTTGGTGTTATATATTGTGGTAGACATAATAATATTTATGGGGGTGAGGCATTTGTAGATATTGGTAGAGTAAAAAACCCTATTAGACAAAAACATATACTACGCGAAGAAATAACACAATGTTTAGGGTTAGGGAATGACACATACCAGTACGATAATAGTATTTTTTATCAAGGGTATTCTACCGTAACTGAATATTCGGAATTGGATAAAGAAATAATTAAAATGTTATATAATAAAGTTGATTAGAATCTTGTTACTTCTTTTTTTGTTTCTTCCTTATCCGATTTACTATTTATTTTTTTCCACCAAGTTTTTATTTTTTCTATAACTTTAGGTTTATCAGTCATTAACTCAGTAATTATATTTTCACAAGCTGGAAATTCTGCAACATTTTTCTCTACTCCCCACATACTAGGTGTTACCACTACTTTAGAGTCGGTTCCTTCAGCGGTATCTACTATTATTTTCCCTACGCCATAATGACAGTCACTTGGATCCATTTTCTTTCCATTTAACTTCCACGTTTTTGATCTCCATTTCCCTGCTTTTGTCTTCCTACATGCTGCCGTAATCACTAATCTTCCACTATGTTTACCTATAATATCCTCATTAAAGAACTCACTATTTACCCCATCTATCTCTAAAGTAAACGTATTTATCCTTTTCCGCCCTTCTTTCTCAGCATCATCTAAATACCCTTTATTATTTAAACTAGCGTAATCTAACGTTGGTGTTCTTTTTATCTTATAACCATTTGCCCATATATCATAAACTGCTTTATTACAACTATGGTCTGGAAGCCCTCTTTTCTTCAGATCTTTTGGGTCATAAATTACTTTAATTGTGGCACCATTAAAACACTTTTTTAGTACTGTTACCTGTTCTTTGGTTATTACCGTTTCTGTGGTTCCTGTTTCAGGATTTTCCTCCTGTTTTTCTGATTGGTAACAAATAGTCATACTAACTTCAACTACTTGACCGGGTTGGTATGTTACACCATTAATTGTCCAGCTTGATTTATTAGGTTTATCATTAATTCCCCCTGTATCTATAATATATCCTTGTGCGTTATTTTTAGCATTATCTAAAATACCCTCATCGAATTGAACATTAATACGTTTTAATCCATCCTCCCCGTTTAATTCATCTGCCAAACCTTTAGCTCGATTTACTGATAATTCTTTATTTTTCTTAAAGTGAGATGACTTATTATCTTCAGTATAATCTTGTCCACTATAATCACTTTTACGGTCATTATTTTTTTCAGGTGTCACAGAATGACCCTCATAATGATTACTTGCGCCACCAATAAGACTAAAATCTGTTACATATACAAAACCTTTTGTAATTTTATCCGCTAATTTAGCATTACCTTTAATAGTGGTCTCTATTTTATCCATAAACGTTGTAAATGCACCGGACCCTGCAATACCATCCACTGGGAATCTCCCTACATGACTAATAGTGACACAATCTTCTCCTCCAACTTCTTCTTTTTCCCCCTGTTCAGAAATTATAGATTTACCAATATTCTGTTCCGCCAATACATCATGAGAATTATCCTCATAGGTAAACCCCATAAGTTTTCTCATCCTAATTCTTTCTTCTGATAAATTTTTAGACATACGTTTTTTTAACTTTGGATTATCTTCTTCTTCTAGATACTGGTTTTCTACTTACAGGTTTTCTATTTCTAGATTCTGTAATTTCTCTTTTCTTTTCTCTTTTTACTTCGTTAACGATGTTTTCAATTAAGCTAACCATTTCTGTTTCTGTTAACCTAACCACTTTTTTCTTTCTTTTTGACATATTATTAATGTTTTTTATAAAGTATGTTATTTTATATTATAAATATAGTGTTATTAATAAAAAAATTTTATTTACGCCACTAAATATCCTATACTATCGGGATCTTCCTCAAACCTCCTATATTGTGCAAGATTTTCAGGTGAAAGATTATCTAAGTTAACACTTGCTAATACAAATCTAGCTAACGCCTCCCTAACCAATTTCTCCAGTACCTCCACATTTATTTTTGTAACTGGGTTGTCACCAAAATTCATTACAAAACAATTAGTTAATGTCCCATAATCTTTCAGTGGAACCTCTTTAATTTGATTTCCTGTCATAGTTAAAACCTCAATACTTTTAGGTAAATAATTAACAGGTGGTAATTTAACTAACCCACACTGATTAGCTGAAAGTCTAGTTACCTTGACGAAGTTCGAGATGTCTGGAAGCTCTGTTAATTCCATATTACTAAAATCTAATACCTCCACACTAGGATCCAAATAATCCGTTATTTGCACACCATCAGTATTTTCCATTAACCACTTTAAATACTTATTATTTTGAAGTTGTCCTGTTTGTTCTGATGCTAATTTTCTAATAGATTCTACACCTTTTTTATATGTAGCATCAGTCATTACATCTTTTGCTTTACCACCGAACTTATTAAGGTACTTTAAATACCTACTATCCATTAATCCAGATCCTTGCTCAATATCTCCAGTTGCTAATACCCCTAACTCTCTTTTAAAGAATTCCTTTGCCCCACTATAATTACTCATTAAATTATTAAAATCATTTTCTATAGATGAATTGTTTTTATCATGTAATTGTCCAGTTTCAAAATGGAATTGTAATGGAAACCTCCCACCAACGTCATCACCTTCAAAAACTTCTTTAGGTATAACTACATATAAATCTGAATTACTACCATCTGGTTTTTTATTCCCTTCTCGGTAAGATTTAAAATAAGAATTCCCTTCTCTTCTCGTACACCATGAAGCTAAATTACCTAATGGGTCACAACTAGATTCTATAGTATCTGGAATATAAACTAATACGTCATTATCTCTATACGCTAACCTAGCATGTCCAAGATCAATATACTTTTTCATTTTTTTCCATATAGGGCTTACTCCATCATCCTCATCTTCTTCATCAGCGCCGATAAATGGGCTAACAATGGAGTAGAGATGTGCCAAATCTTTATATTGATTTATGTCGGTAACATTATCGGGTGCGTTAGGTCTATTAGGTGCACCAGTTTTAAATACTTTTTTCTTTCTAACCCTTTCAAAAACTTCAAGATATTCATTAGCTTCAGGTAAATCTTCAGATAAAAATCTAACTGCTTGATCAGTATCACCATCTTTAAGGTGTCGACTAAACACCCCTAGCATCCACTGGACAAATGATTTATTATTTGTTGGGTCAGAGTCAACCATGTTATCAAAAACCTCCTCTGTGACTTTAATACTCACCTTACCTTTTTTGTTTGTTACGATATAACCTATATCGATACCATCATGACCTTGAATAGGTTCAAGCTTAATTCTTTTCTTCATCCCACCTTCTGGGTGATCTTGGGATACTTCTTTTTCACCTTTAAGGTATTTTTTAAGGTCATCTTTTGTAATTACATTATTTGTCTTTAAAAATGTAACCCTATCTTCTTTTAATAATATCTTATATTGGTTTTCACTAATTATATATTTCATACTCTTAACTTTTATTTATAAATATATACTAAATTGAATTAATTAACAAATTTAAAGTATCATTTTTATTTTTTATCTTCTTTAGAGAAGACTTGAACACTTTTACATCATTTTCATTGTCAGTTATTCTATATTTTATTTCATCTATTAATTCCATTTCCCTCATATCATTTAAGACACCTAAAATACTATCGTATATTATCCATCTTTTTTTTACACTTGCAGTTGCATTGTGTATTTGTTCAAAAACGAATATCTTATAGGCGTAATCTAATTCCCTTTCCATTTTATTATTTTCTTATAACTGGATTTTTTGCCCAATTAGTTGTAGTATCCCTACCATATGAATGAATTAATTTAATATGTGGTACCCAAGTATCAAATCCTTCACCCCAATTAGGTGGGTTTTTTTTAACGTCTGGATTGTTAGGGTTATAATAATGTGTTGCACCATTAGTATTATCTGAAAAGTTTGCACCCGACAACAATAACTTCGCATACTTTACCGCAGTTTCCCAAGAATCATCCTCATACGATCTTTCTTTACATATAACAGTGTCGACATCCTCACCTTTATAATCATTCCACCCAGAGAATTGACAAATGTTTTTCTTATTACAAGATTTAACTATATCTACCACAGATTTATTACGTATATATGATCTATTTGCAATTACATTAGATATTGCTTTAATTTCATTTTCATTGTAACTAGACATTTCCATAGTTAATGTAACTGCCAATATTTTTTCATCTTCTGTTAATTCTTCTGGTGGTTCAAAACCTAACTTTTTTAATAATTTTGGTCCGATATTAACTGGACACTCAAATTCACTTTCACCATTAGTATAATACATCCCAATTGCCTTAGCGGTAGTTGGACCAAAAGATTTATCTGCTGTGAAGTTCTTTTTTATCACCCATTTTTTTGTTTCCGGATTTTTATTTAACTCTTCTATTAATCTTTGTTGTACTAAATAAAGTGGGCTATCATCCCTATCTTGATTTTCATCACATTTAACTACTTTATTACAAAACCATATATCATTAAAAGTTACATTACTTTTTGTATATTGATTTTCATTTAAAAGTATTTTTTTTAACTGGTTTTCGGTAATTATTATCTTCATATTTATAAATATAGTTATTTATTTAAATATATGAATATTCCACCCAAAAATACTAAAAAAGGTAAAAATACCCCTAAAACACCCTTAAATCAACGAAAAAGGGATAAAAATAGGTATAAAATACGTAAAATTACCAAAAAACACCCTAAAATCAAACAAAAAATCAAAAAAATTAAGGATTTAGAGAAGAAATTGTATTATGCTATGGTTTGGGAGGTTACAGAAGGACAAAAACTCTATTTATTGGAGAATTCTGACAAAAGAGGATGGAAAAACCATCATTTAGATCACATTTACCCTATTGCGATGGGTTTTAAAGAGAAAATCCCACCAGAAAAGGTAGGAAACATCAAAAATTTAAGGTTTATACCCTATGAGGAGAACTTAAGTAAGGGTAGTAAGGTAACAAATGAGTCAAAAAACGCATTAAGACGTATAAAAAGGTTAAAATAGGAACTTATCCCTGTCAATTACATAATAAAGGTTATGGTCTATTATAGTTGTATTTATAAATTGGTTATCGTGATACTCGATTACTTTTCTTAATTTTTCATCTCCCCTTTCAGATAACATATCTTTATAAAATTCACATAAATCATCCCTATCCCAACCCAAAGAGTCCATTGGGTAATGCCAATATGACATAAAATATTCCTTTTCGTTATTTAATTGATCAAATGAAACACCGTTTTCCTCTTGCCACTCCACATCTTCCATTTTTTCGATGACACCATCTTTTATTTCTTCCCAATACTTATCTTTTGGACTCTCGTTCCAATGATTTCTAGCATCTTTTAAATAAACGTCCCATACAAATTCAAAAAATTCATTAGTACACTTAAAATAATTTTTTTCCAAGTATACATCAAAATTAAACCCACTAATTACGTCCACTTCTATTTTTTCACCAGACTCCTCAAAATTCACTATAAATTCTGATAACATTTTTATTATATCTGTTTGTTTGATTCCGTCAATGAGTGGGTTGTTTCCATAATCAATAGCCTTATCTAAACTATACATAGATTTTTGTTTTTCCATCGGCTCAAAAAAATACAACTTAATATTTCTAATCCAATTATCAACACTCCCAAATTTAGATTTAAATTCACCTTCTTTACCACTGTACTGATTAATGCGAATATTATTATACGCATATTTAATTACGTTATAAGCGAATTTATTATAACGTTTATTATTTTCTAAAAGTATTTTTTTAATAGTAGTTCTTATCGACATACTATTATAAATACTAGTATGACTCGAAAAGTTTCTGAGTTTCAGTAACAATTTCTGCCTTCTGAGATTCTATAAGATTAATCTTATTTTTTTGCTCTTTGTTTAAATCTCTTCCTGCTGCCTCAGATTTAATATCTGCTATCTGAGATTCTAATCTATCATGTCTTAATAGATAAGAATGGTATAATTCTGCTTTTTGATCGTTGTTCATAATTCTTTATTTTAATAAAAGTAATGTTAATGTAGTTAATTTTAAAGGGTATCTAAAATATATCCTCACTATCATCGTGATTACCCTGCATTCGACTACTAAATCTACCCATAATTGTTTGGAACATTTCACCTAAAGATTCTATGTGTTCACCCAAGCTAGATAATTTCTCTGCAATTTTTAAAGATAACTCACTATGGCTCATATCCACACCTAATCCAGCACTAAACATTTGTGGTTTCCTACCCACTATTCCTGAACTTAAATTGCTTAATAATTTAAAATATTTTAAAACTTTTTGTAGTGCTCGTATATAATTTACCATTAATGACTTAAAATCGTCATCTATATAAATTTCACTTGATAATTCTTTTAATCGTTTTATATCATGTTGAACTTTTTCAGAAAAATTAAAAATTCCGAGCATTATATCATTCTTAGATAAGGAACCACTAACTAAATGTTCGCTAAAGTGTTTTATTAACCCCACTGTATCGGTAACTATTCTAGTTATTTCACCATGAACTCTACCACCATGAATCCCCATTATATCCTGAGAATCATAACCGCCTACCTCATTTAACATAGTATTTAATTCACTTTGTATCCTTTGTCTAATGTCAAACCTATCTACAGATAATTCATCATCTTCATCGTCAGGAATACCATCAGCGTCCATATCAGAAGTACCAACACCATAAAAATCATAGTCTCTTGTTGGTTCTCCAGTGTCATCTATAGAACCATCCATATCGTAATCACAATGGTCAGAATATGTACAATGTTTTGCATCGTCAGCATCAGTATCTCCATCGTTATCTACGTCAGGTGGATAAACACCATTTAATTCAGGTATCCCCATTTCATTTGAGTGGTGAAGGAAGTCTAAAGCTAATTCATCGTTCCCCTGTTCTACCGACTTGGCCGCAGCACTATTATAAGTAGACTTATATAATTCTTTTAACTGTGACTCTGTTAATATAATTTTCATTTAAACCTTTTCATATAAATATAATGAAAGATATAAAACTATTTTTTAATTTCATCAAAAGCAACACTACCCCCATCTGGTGTGTCACCATCGGTAACCTCATGAATTTCAGTATTTTTATTTTGAGCTTCTTCCATTTTCTTCATGAATTCCACCTCCATTTTCTTTTGAAATGCTTTCTGTTGTGATAACACTTTTTCTGTTCTTGCTCTGGATTTTTTCTTCTGGTTTTTTCTATGTCTACTTTTTGGCATAATATATTTTTTTATTTATTTTATTAATAATTAAATTATACTTATATTTAATACAAATGTCAAATATTTATAAGTATGAAATTAAATGAATTATTATTAGAGAACTTAGGAATACCATTCCCAAATAGATGTAACATCACCATTATTAATGGTAAAGGTGAGGAAATAAATGTTAATTGTGAAGTTCCAACATCCGTTGAAGAACGAGCTCAGGGGTTAATGTATAGAGATAATTTGGGTAAAAATAGTGGAATGTTTTTTGATTCAGTAGATAATGGTTTTTGGATGAAGGACGTAGAAATACCCTTAGAAATGGTTTTCATTAACGGAGATGAGATATCAGAAATAATACCCGCTAATCCAAATGACGTTACAAACATTTCTAATAATCTAACTGCAGATTCTAATTTAGAGGTTAATCTAGATTTTTGTGAAAATAATGGTATACAGGTAGGTGATAAAATTTATAAGTCATAAATCTCTGGATATCTCTTTCCGAATCTTCTAACTATTTTTCCCGCCCTCGCATTGGCTTCATTCTCTTGTGGGGACCCATCAGCACCTTCATCTTCATCCCCAGTTAATACCCCTTCTTGATTTTGCTTATGGTGCACCAATTCATGTGCAATAGACCTTATAATATCAGGTAATGATCTATTTTTAGATAACACTTTTACTTTATTATCTTCTATATCATAACTCGCTAAGGTTTCCAATTCATCCCCATCATCTTCTAATTCTACACTAAAATCATTATCTAACCCTAATTCATCCTTGGTAAAACTTATAAAATCAGATATAGTAGACTCATCCACCCTACCAACATCAAAGGTATAATACTCTGGCTCTATTTTTTCTATTTTTAAGGAATACTCGTTTTCTAATTCCCCCACTATTTTTAATATTAGTTTACCAACTATTTTTTTAGACTCATCATCATTTAAACCATAAAAATATTTTAATCTATGTAATAGCATGTTTATAATAGCCTCTTTTCCTGATATAGTAAAATAGTAATTAAGGGTTATTATATTATAATATAAAGGAATTCTGAAAATTTGATTATTGTAATTATGTGATGTACCAATTTCTATTAGGTAGTCTGGTAAAAATTGTTCAAACTCTTCGAACCCCCCCAACTGAACCATTACACCCTTTTCTTCTAATTCTTTTAATACTTCATATGTAACTTCTTCCATTGCCCATGAATGTGGCATTTGTTTATGTGGTAATATGTTAGTTATTGGGTTAGTATAACCTTCTTTCCTACTATACCCTTGTTTATCGAAAATAAATCTATCGACATCGAAATCCGTTGATGTATTGTCAACATCACTTACTCTCCACCCTCTTCTATCCATTTCTCTCCAGTCGTCCATAATATTTTCCACATAAACTCTTAATTCAGTGTTATCTAATGCCGTGTCCATACTGGTATAAAATACTTTCTCCGGTGTTACTGAGATATCTTTCATTATATTATTAATAATATACTCGTAATATTTCTCTTGTTTAGGATTAGATATTTCCTCCTTTAATATTTTTTTAATTAATCTTTTCATTACCAATCCATATCGTGTTCTTCAGGATAATTGATAACCATATCATTATCCATATATTTTTTTATTATATCGAATAAATATTTATAAATTAAACTATAAAATTCCATGTTACTTAGTTCACCACCGAACATATCTATTAACGCACCTTCTACTGCACTAGTAAATTGATCATTATCTTCCGCATGTGACATAGTGTATATATCGTGTGTACCTGTAGGGTAATGGAATGTACCACTACACCCATAACAATAATGTTTAGCGATAGGTTCTACATCATCAAAATAAACAGTATATGTTGTAGAATTTTCATTCGATTTAACGATCATATCTATATTAATGATACTATCTAAATATTTTATTATTAAAGGTAATATTTTTTTGTTGGTGAAATATTCTTCGTGTTCTTGTGATTGTACTTTTTTATAGTCATTAATACCTTCACTATACCCCTCTCTTAATATTTTTTTAATAAGGAACCTCATATATTTCTACTAATAATTTTTATTTTGTCGTGTGGGAGTAAAACTCTTAATGACCTTTTATTTTCCCAATTGACATCTAAATGTTCTTCGGCTACACCATTAAAATTATGACTCTTAATCGAAGTTACAACCCCTTTAGTTCCAGTAGGGATTGGGTTTAAGTCATCCCCCGCCATCTCTACCATTTCTATCAAATCTCCAGGTAGTGGATAACTTCCATCACCATACATTTCCCTTATCCACTTTAAATAAATTGGTTGTAAAAGATCATTATCTTTTCCAATGTTTAAATCATAAGTTTTATCAATATGTGGTAGTAATACGCTATTTACCATATCTAGTAATCTTTCATATTGATAAAAATCAACATCTTTTAATAACATACCATTAATATCTCCACTGATATTATCTCGTAGCATTGTATTTTTATTAAAAGATTTTAATAAATCTTTTAATATGATATCATTAAGTTTAGGTTTTTGGGTTTCTTCTTTAAGTATTTTTCTAATGATAATTTCCATATGTTTATAAATATAAGGAATATTGCAAACTAATAACATTATTTAATATATATTAAACATGATATATAACTTTATTACATATACGAAACTATTACTTTTTTGATTCCAAGACTAACTCACTTTGTTGGGGTGTTACTTTAACATTTAATTTTTTAACTAAGTTTAACAAGTCTTGTTCAGTTAATCTAATAGAACCTCTTCTAATTTTCATTATAAAAAATTTATATAGTGTTATTTATTAATAAATATAGATAAATCCACCAAAATTAACGACTAACTAAAATTTGTTAACTTATGGGGTTATATTCACCTAAATTAAATGGTTCTATTACGGGATTAATGGCATGTAAAGAATAACTACCATCGGGTCTATATTCACCATAAACAAATTCAGCCCCCAATACTTTTTCTCCCCCACCAGCAGTATAAAAATAATCTGAGATAAAAGGATTATACTTTATCTCCTCACCTACACCCTTTAAATCTACAGGATCTTTAGGTAGTGATTGAACCACTCCCCCAACACCAACAACTTGAGATCGTTTTTCCATATCCCCAGCATCTCTTGTTGTCCTCATTACATTATGATATCCCGGACTAATATCAAAATTAATAACACCACCCAATAAAATATCGTTTGTGTATCCTAATGCCCCACCCTTAACATCTTTTCTACCTCTAGGGGATCTACCATATATCCCAAATGCACCATTCTTATTATATTTTATATTATGTCGATTGGTGTGAAACCAAACTTCTTTACCTATTAACTCTTCATCATCACCTTCTAAATAACCATGTTGTGCTTTTTTTGCAACTACAGGATCACCCATAGTATCATGCCAAGGTGGTGCTTCAGTAATTAATCTACCCCTCATTTGTATAAGAAGATTAGATTTTAAAATATTGTTTGTCCTATCTCTATGTCTCATTATTTATAAATATATCTATTCCGAGTATTCCCAACTTAATCTTTCCACTAACATATCATTAAAATGTTGGTTATTTATAGTTCCCGCACCACCATATCTAAAATGTTTGTCAGTATTAATGTAGGGTTTTTCACTTCCTACAAATATATAATCGTCAGTATAACCCCAGTCATTTAATTCCTCAGAGAGTACATCATGAACTAACTCCGTAAAAGTGGGGTAACCCTGTGTTAAATCAGCTTCTAATTGTGATAAGCCTTTTTCTCCACTCATTACATCACCTACTTCTATTCTACCTACAAACTCCCCTTCACCAAAATTAAATTCCCCATGTTTAAACCAGTCATTTACTTCATCCATTATATCGTCATGTAAATAAGAGATATCCGCATCTGCTTGTGCTTCGGTCGTGGACTGAGCGATTATACTCTGAACATCATCGATTCTCATTTCCATTAATTCATAATGGGATTCTAAATGTTCACTTCCAATATCCCCACTCATCAATTCTTTTGCATCTGTAATATTATCTACCTCTAATATTTTTGCAATTTCTCCCCAACTTCTATCATCTATATAATCCAACATATAATCATCAAATGGAAAGGATTCATTATACCACCCATGATAATCCCAGTCACCTTCTAATAAACCCTTAACCATTTTCTCCAAATCATAATCACTATCATCAAAAAACGAAGCGATATCGTCTGGATCAATTGTAAAATCTATGTAATAATCTTTTCTATCAGAATAGTTAACAAAATAATTATAAAGTATGTCGTACTCTTCCTCTCCTTCGAAACCTAAGTTTAGTAATGTATCCGACATAAAAAATTCCGGATCTTTATCTATCATCTTAAATATTTTTAGATAAAACTTATCGGGAAACATTCTACCCCATTTTTCGTTTCCTTCTTCATCTAATTCGGGATCTGCTGGCCACCCTTCATTTAAAGTAATAGTATTTTTTAATGTATCCCATACATCATCATATAACTTTTTAACCATGTTATCAGTAATATCTGCAGAACCATCTCCATAATCATCGGGGTCAACTATACTATGCCACCAATATACGTATTCTTTGAAGTCACTATATTTTTTTAAATCGAATGATATTTCAGGGGTAACCTCTATAGTGGTTCCATACCCTTGAATATAGTCATCTTGCACTGATTGTAAAATTTGATCTAAAACAGATTTATAATATAATTCATCTTTAATATATTGTTTAACTAACCTAAATAACTCATTAGATTCGTCTTCTGATAACCCATAAATTTTATGAAAATAAGATTTAAATTCACTATGTAATATCCCCCCATCTCGTAATTCTGTATTCCTATCATGTCTGGATAATGTATATTCTTGGGTTTCTAATCCTCCGGTAGAACTACTATACCTTTCCTTACTAATAAATGGGATAACAACTGCCCCATACTTATCAACATCAAATCTAATTTCTTTAACAACACTATTGAATATTTTATCTAAGTATTTAGGTACTGATGACTCCCTGATTATATCCGGTATTTTTTCTACAAACTTAGTAGTAATATCTGTGGATTCGACTAAAAACGGGTATCTCTTTTTATGTGTTTCTTTATTGGGCCAATCTATATTACCTTCTCTCATAACTTTTTCTAATACCCACCGACTATAAGTGGTCCAAATCCTCTTCTCTTCTTGTTCGGTCACCCCGAACCCTTTCAATATATCTACCACCTGTGTCGGTTTAACCAATACAAAATCTCCATAATTTATATAGGTGGTAATAGGTGTGTCATTATTTAAAAGTAGCACACTAAAAGAAGCATCCCACCACTTAGTATTGTCCATTAAATGTTTTATTATATAATTTACATATTGCACTTGTTTATCAGTAGATTCCCCCAAAAATTTACTATCATATAATGTATCCATTGTCCATTCCTCATCTTCATTATAGTCCACTATCCCTTTTACTATAATAGGGTATAAAGTATCTACAACCATTTTAAGTAATTCTATATCTTCAGGTGGTCGAGTATTATCATATGTGTTGTGATAATTTATTAACCCGGTTTGCTCCATGTACCACTGCACACCATTAGTAAGTCCCTCATAAAGTAAATCTTTACTTTCTTTACTTAACCCATTTTCATCATAAACATAGATAAGGTAAGGGTCCCTATGTCTACGTAGGTTATTAATAATGTGTTGTTTCATATGAAATTTAATAGACTCATCCATTATCTCAGTCATTTTTAGGAAATCATCGACAATTCTATTAACCATACCATTTCTATGGTATTTATTACCTTTTTTATCTGACCAATCTACTGATTCGTTTAAATTTTCTTTCTTATCTACAATATCCCATACCTTAATAGTTTTATCTCCTCGTATTAATGCCGCCACCAATCTACCAACACCATAGATAATATCATAATTTACCATTACTGAGGGATCGGCAGTTTCGGCAGGTAAATCAGCATACTTAAAATATCTATCAGGATTTGGATCATAAACCTCACCACCAACAAAATTAGTTCCCCATTGGGTATTAATGGCATCTACAACTTCTTGTGGGGTTCTACTAACAATACCTTTGGTTTCTTCATCATCTAAGATGTTTTTTATTTCCATAGTTTTAAGGGGTTGGTCTTTATCTCTAACATACCAATTACCATGTTCTTCCACAAATTCTTTTGGGTTTTTTCTTTCTACCGCTAATTCTCTTTGGAGTGGTTCGGGAAACCTATTTAAAATTTCTACTACTTCCGGATTATCTTTTTTAAATTGTTCTAAAGGAATATCATCCATTATAGTTTCACTTAAATTGTATTTTTTTTCTTCCACCTGATTAGATTTCACAAAACCTTTATCAACCACTTCTTTATATAAACTTTTAATTAGTTTTTCTGCAATGGGTTTAACCATGGGGTCATAATTTCGGAATTGTAACTTCTCCCCAATATCCATAGTTTTATAGAGGTGATACGCGACAAATCTTTCTAACTCCCCACGTATAAAATTACTATTAAAATTTCCAATATCTTGACGATAAGGGTCATAAGTGATTTGGGCATCAGACTTTAAATCTTTAAAATAAGGTAAGTCTAAATGTACCTCATTTTTATTGGTAATAAGATAACCCCATATTTCTTTATAGAGTTTATTAATTAATTTTTCAAGATTATTTTTAGATTCAGATTCACCCATAACAATAGATGGGTTTGGGTCATTATCTTCTAACGTATTTATTAATTTATTTCTATATTTTAACCATACCCCCTTAATTTCATCGGTAGTTAATCCATATGTATCTACCATATATTGACCTATCGTATAGGGTGCATCATCTGTTGTTTGTAGATCATAAGAATTCCAGTCCGAAAGTCCATTAGGTAACTTAACTGTCCTAACCCCTTTGTTGTGGGAAATGTTAAACGAATAACTTTTTGACAGTCTAGTATTTTTCAATAAGTCTTTAGTTACTACATCGATTAATTTTTGTTCTTTACTTGTGGATTCATTTACCTCTTCCTTATTTTCCCCATAATCTAATGCCCTTTCCCCATAATCAGTGGACTCTTCTGGGCGATCTTCACCTTTGTAAAAATTATTCCATAACTTAGGGTATATAAATTTAACTATAATAAAAATATTTACAGATACATCATCTATGGACCAATAATTTTCTAACATAGGAAAAAAATCGGGCATCGTTGGTGTCATATCTGAGACGAATGTTTGATAGTCAGAATAACCCCCTTCCCGTCGGGGTAAACTAGTCCCTTGACCAGGAAACCTAGGATCCAGTAAATCAGTTAAAAATATAGATTTTCCCCATCCTTCCTTTTCTCTTACTTCCACCAATTCAACAACCTTATCTGCTATTCTATTAAAGAATTTATGTTGTTTAGGGTTATCTATTTTCATAAATATAGAATCTGCCGCATGTTTTTTGGATTCATTTAACCGTTTGTTGCGACCCCAAAGGTGATGCACTTTTTTTAATATTATATTATATAACTTTAATAATATAGGTGAAACACTAACATCAGTTTTACTATCTTCCCAAGGTATTCCATAAGCATTGGCTAGGTGTATTCGGATTAATATTGATAAATCAGAAATAAAACTTTCCTCATAATTCATATAATCAAATCGATCACCCGAATCAAACCATTCTTCGTAATCGTAGAATATACCTTCCGGGGTTCCGTTGTAGGACATTCCAAACCGAATAAACTCTTCTTCTATTGTAATATCATTCATCATATCCCTTACGACATAATCAACAAATTTATTTTTAACGGTTTCGGATTTACTCATTTAATGATAAATATCCATAAATACTAAAAAGAAAATAGTTACGGGTATAAATTTTTAGGGGTATTTACATCGCACCACTTTTAAAATATTAGGGCATAAAAAAACCCTTACTAAAAAGGGTTAATTTATTGAAATTATTTTTTTAGGTTAATAATTTTTTTAACATCACTTTCAGTTAATGTAATTACTTTACCATTCTTTTTAACTTTAAAAGTTTTTTGTTCTTCAAAATTATACCTTTTCTTAAGTTTAGAACTTCTTTTATTTATTCTATTAAGTTTTCGTTTACCTTTTTTACTTCGTTTTTCTGCCTTAGCCTTAGCTTTTTTCTCAAACTCATCTTCAACCGCTTCAAAATCTTCTATATCTATATTGGGGATAGCACCGCCTCCTTTAACATCTCTATCAAAATCAAAATCTGATTCAATATCAGTGTCAATATCAGTGTCAATATCAGTGTCAATATCAGTGTCAATATCAGTGTCAATATCAGTGTCAATCATTTTAGGTGGTTTTGGGGTTATTCTTTCCATATCATCCCAAAGTGCTTTAACTATTGCTTCGTATGTTTTTTGTCCGTAATAACCATCAGCTTTAACATCGTCTAATTCAGCTTGTACCACTTTAACTTGACTAATAGTATCGGTACCATATTTACCATCAACTTTTATTACTTCAGAACCTTCATACTCGTTTATATGATCTTGAGCCACCTCAACTGCTACACCACAATCACCTTTTTTTAGATAATCTTCACCAATTTTTAACTCATCAAAAAACCAATTGAAATCTAAATCTCTTTTACACACAAATTTACCTATTTTAGGTTTTGTAGTTCCCACAACACTAGGTGAATATTTAGATAATATTTCTCTTATCCAAGTTGCATATTCCTCATATGTTTGAAATGATTGACCGATACCATCAATGAAATCTTCGTCCTTATTATCATATCCATCGTAATTTGATGAAGGTGTGGCAACATATGCCCAGTTAGGGTTCCCCTTCGTAACTGTATCTACCCTGAAAAATACACCCCTTTTATCTTCAATAGTTATCGCATCACCCTGATCTTTAATTTTCCAACCACCTATTTTTTTATCAGTGTCTAAAGTTTGCTGAGTAGCATTTTTTAATCTTTCTCCAGATAATTCTTTTTTGTCTCCTGACATCCATTCTCTACCTTCATCAGAATCTTTAAATGCTACTGTACTAATACCAGCAACAGTAGCCCCATCCGGTGTCATTACATTACTTACTAGTTGCATTTGCTCTTGATCAACAGCATCTACACCAATTCCTTCGTTGATAGGTTGTAACCCCATCATTCTCCGCATAAAATTCGTTTCGTTTATTCTTTTTTTATGTTCCATAGTATTTTATTTTAATCTACCCCACCAGCTGTTTTTACATTTTATTACTGTGTGTGATACCTATTTTTTTGTTATCGATTTATTTTTATTTAATAAATATATTAAAATTAAGTAAACTTATTAACTTAATTACTTTTTTCATTTCTTGGTTCATCTATTTCTCTTGCAATTTCTTTTTGTACCTCCTCAACGTTAGATAACATTGCGGTTTTAACTTTACTAAAAATACTCTCTAACTTAGAATCATTTATCTTACTAATATCACCAACGTTATGTTTAACAAAATTTTCATATTGCTGACATAAATCATGAACTTTATCCCTCATAGATTTTTTGTATTGCTCGTTAAGAAATTTATTTATCTTATGTTTGGTAACAATTTTTTTAACTTCTGTTTCTGATAAGTTAACTGTTTTACCGTTTTTCTTGATTTTCATAATTTTTTATTTACTTTCTTTGTCATATTGATCATAAATATCTTGATCATAATATCTATCGTGCATATTTTTAATTTTTATAGTCCACCTATTCCTTTATCACTTCTTAGGTGTTTATCCATATCACTTTTACCAACAGTGATATCTTTATCACCCTCTTCTTTGATGATACCCAAATTCCTTTTATTGGCTTCTCTCATTGATTGTCGTTTTAACTTATCTAATCTTCCCATAATATTATAATTCTAAATCTAATTTATCTGCAACCCTATGTAAATCATATGAATCCGCATCGATCAATTTAGCGAATCTTAATATCGCAGATTCTTTTTCTAATGGCATATCTATCTGAGATATTCCAGATTCTACTTGACTTACATCACCAGTATCAATACCATTAAATAGCATCTCTACAGGTATTTCATAGGGATCCACTTCAACCTCCACAGTATCCTCTAACCCCACAAATTCATCTTCCACAGGTATAACTATAGAATCCATATCATCCTCTAAAGAAACTATATCATCCTCTAGATCATCTATATTACCACCCATTTGATCTTCATTAATAATACCAAGATTTCTTTTGTTTGACTCTTGTATCGCTTGTCGTTTTAATTTATCTAATCTTCCCATTAGTACATTGTTTTTTATATAAATATAACGATTTATTAAAAAATTATTTTATTAATGAAAGTTCTTTTAAAGATATTGGGTGTATCAATGTTGTTCCGATACTAAAATTTTGTTTTAATATTGCTTTATCATTTCTTACCTCAACTATAAAATATGTGGAATCGCACCACTTAACTAAATTCCCTTCTTTAAATTTTAACATTACTATGTAGTAAAAAGGTAACTGAGTAATATCTAAACAAATAACGTATTTCTATGTTGCCAACCCCTCAGATTACCACTATTATTAAAACGCCATTTTAGTACAACCCCTCCTAACACACGATTCAATGAATGGAGTCATTGGTTTCTGTCCCGGACCAGGCATTCGATTAGTCCATGAAGGGCAACCTTTACAATTTTCTTTGGATGGTTGATCGGTGATTGGGTTTTTAATTTTTTTACCTATACAAGCAAGAAAGAATTCCCAATTTTTAATATCTTTACCCATTGCGTATTTTACACAATCATTCACTTTATCACAATTTTTCCCTTCACTATTTCCATCACCAGGAGCTGGTGTAATTATCCAATCCCATATATCTTCTAAAGGGTCAGTTATAACATCCCACCAGTTACCATCATCAACGAATTTTTCTGGTGGAAACTCATCACCAATTCTAGGTCGCTTACGAACAGGGTCACCTGATAATGGTGGATTATCTTTTTGACTTTGTTTATCATCACAATTACACTGTTTAGTACATAATATCTGTTTACTATTATCGGCACTATTTGCTACTTTTAATACTTCACATATTTTAGATAATGTATCATACCCAACAACACCGTCAGGTTTTAAATTATTATCTCTCTGAAATTCTAATACCGCATCTTTGGTGTGTTTTCTATATTTACCATCACATTTTTGCCATTCTTTTCCACATCCACCTTCCATACCACCACCAAGGTACTTGTTATTATACCCACCATGTGATAATAAATGTTGTATCATTTTAACAACATCACCATTTGATCCTGTTTTTGCCAATTTTATTTTACACCATATATCACAAGGTTTATCTTGTTGTTGTATTGCTCCACCTTCATATGATTCGGATAATACCCTCTTAACAATTTTATTAAGCTGGTTTTCGGTTAATTTTATGATTTTTTTCATGTATAGTAAATTTATTATATAAATATATTAAAATGATTAAAAGTTTTAATCATTTTCTTTATCTTGGGTTATTTTTTTATATACTTCTTTAACTTTGTCACTGCAATATGTTTTATATGTCGATGGGATTATCCCATGACATAATGCCGCCATTACAACTTGTGTAAATGTCCACGCAAACCATAAGGCTACTTTCATATGACCAAAGTAAGATAGGTTATGTTCCTTTAAATGTTCTTTGATTTTCATGTTGGTTATTTTTCTAGTTAAAAAGTTTATTTACCTTCTCCCTACCAAATTTAATTTTATTTTTTATATCCTCAGCACTAGATCCTACCACAATTGCACCAATACCCATATATAATGATAAGAAGATATCCCTAATAATTTTTTTTCTTTTTTCTTTAAACGCCTCCGTATCTTCTAAATCATCTAGTTGGTTTGCTAATTGATTTAATTTTTTACCTTTCTTATTAATTACTTTTTTTAATTTTCTATTTCCTCTTATTTTTTTTAATATTCCTTTTATCTCTGATTTACGAGCGGATTTTTTATTTTTTGCTTGTTCCACCTCATATTCCAATATGTCCAGTATATCATCTAATTCTCTATTTTCTTCCTCTATGTCCAGTATATCATCTAATTCTCTTGCATGCCGATTCAACGTTTGTACTTCAGTTTCTTGTTCACTCAGTAAACCAACTTTATCCCCTAAAGAAATGTTATATTTAGCGAAACTACCTTCTGCGACAACCTGATCCAATGGAGATTCTCCCATACCATCTTCACCATCACCTAAATCTTCTTGTTCTTCAACCACATCCTCATCTTCTTCTTCTTGTTCCTCATCTTCTTCTTGTTCCTCATCTTCTTCTTGTTCCTCATCTTCTTCTTGTTCCTCATCTTCTTTTTCTATAACCAACCATTGGTTATTTTCATATTCTATCGTAGATTCATTTAAAACTTTCTTTTTAACGTCCTCAGCAGTTGATCCTGTGTCCTCATTAAGCAATGGTAATCCCATTAACTTTCTCATATTGTTTGTTTCTGTTAATACATTTCTTGGTCTCATAATATATAATTTATTATATAAATATAAAGATATGGTAAAAAAGTTAAAGTGGATTTGGGTCCTTCAGTTAATCAATAGATTAATTAAAATACTTATAAATCAAGTTTACCACCGAAATTATTACTTCTATGGTATTTTTTAATCATGGATTCATATTGATCCCACACATAATTCATCTCATCAGTTGTTAACCCATATACATCTCTACAATG